TCATGCGCACAACCCGTTGGCCGCGGCCTCCTCGGCAGCGGTGTCCTCGGTCGGCGACGGCGAACCCGACGGCGAGCCACTGGGCGAGCCAGTCGGTGAAGCGTCGGGGGAGCCAGTGGGCGACGGCTTTGCCGAGCCGGGCAGGTGCTCGGCGTTGATCGCGCCGGAGAGGAACCGCGGCGGGATCGGCTTGTCGTTGATGATCGCCTTCCAGACCTCGTTGGCGCCGGGGAGCCAGCGGATCCGGTTGGGGTCCTCGGGAGCGTATTGCCACGGGACGGTGATGAACTGGATGTTGTCCAGGCCGATGCCCTGGAACTCCACGCCCAGCTTGGCGATCTTCACCAGGTTGCCGAGGTCCTCGTCCAGGGTCAGCGACTTGGTCGCGGAGTCGAGGAAACGCACGAGTCGGGGCGGGTTCGCCAGGGTGTTGGCGCTGACGACCTGGTGGGCCATCGCCGCAATGAAGGCCTGTTGCCGCTTCATCCGCCCGATGTCGGAGCCGTCGCCGAGCACGTAGCGCTCGCGGACGTAGTTGAGGGCCTGGTACCCCTTCAGCTTGCGCGTCCCGGCCGGCAGGTTGATGCCGTGGGCAGGATCGATGATCCCCGGCTCGGGGATGCAGACCTGCACTCCCCCGATGGCGTCGACCATGCCGCGGAAGCCGACGAAGTCGACCACGACGAAGTGGTCGACGCGGATGCCGGTCAGCTCCTCGAACTGATGCACCGTGCACGCCGGCCCACCGACCGAGAACGCCTCGTTCCACATCACGTCGGTGGCGCCCGGAATGACGTCGAGGTTGTCGTCCTTGCAGTCGGGCCGGTCGACCAGCGAGTCGCGAGGGATCGAGATGCCGTAGGCACGCTGACGATCCGCCGAGAGGTGCAGCAGCATCGTGGTGTCGGACCGCTTGCCGCCGCCGGTCAGGTTGTCGATGTTGTTGCCCGGCGCATCACGGTCGTCGGAGCCCATCACCAAGATGTTGAGCGGCTCCTTGGGTCCCTCGACCTTCTGCTTCACCGGCCGGTCGGTGCCGAGCTGCGCCGAGATGTCGAGGACGTTGAGGTTGTCGTTGTAGTGGCGGTAGAGATAGAGCGTCGTCAGGCCGGTCACCATGGCGAGCACGACGGTGGTGGCCACCAACACCCGGCCCACCGTGTGCCGCTTCTTGACCTTGGCCCGCCGCTTCGGCTTGCCGTTCCCGGTGGATCCGTTCGGCGCCGAGCCGTCGGTGGAGCCCTCCGAGAAGGGACCGTCCGCGGGGTCGCCAGCAGCCGACAGGTCGCCCTCGCGGGCGTCGTACTCTGTCAACAGGGAGACCTCGGAGAAGCGGTGACGTGCGCACCGAACCTACATTTCGTGACCAAATGGTCACCTGACCTGCGGGTTGCCGCCAAAACGGCGCCGCCGCGACACTGTCGATTCACCCCTCCCGGGCGATGTGCGCGCCCCTCCCTCAGCCTGAGAGGATGTGCCCGCCGTCACCGGCCCGCCCCAGTAGCTCAGTGGATAGAGCAGCCGCCTCCTAAGCGAAAGGTCGGGAGTTCGACTCTCCCCTGGGGCACGAGGCAGTTTTAGAAGTAAAACACGGTCTGACCTGCACGGGAACCCCCGGGCACGTCAGGACTCAGACTCCCCTACCGGGCCGGACTGTAGCCAAGCCGGTAGCCAACTGACCCTCGGCGCGGCCCTCTGGCGCGCTCTGCGTGTCAAGCTTCTGGTGTTCGCGGTCGCCGCGGTGGTCGGCTCGGTGTGGCTGTCACAGCATCCGACGTTGCCTGGGTCTCGGCCGGTGGTGCCGGAGGTGGTGCAGCGGCATCTCGGGGGATCGGCTGGCGCTCAGTCCGTGGAGGACATGTTGGCTGCGCATGACTGCTGGACGGGTGAGGCGCCGGCGGGTGTGGTGCCGGGTCATGTGGTGGTGACGCTGGTCGGGGAGTCGGAGCCGACGTACGGGGGTCCGCAGTTGACGGGGCGGGTGCTGGCCCAGCTGTTCGAGGACGGGCCGGTGGTGGGTCGGGTGTGGGGGTTCTGTCGATGAGGAGTGACAGGCTTGGCGTCGTGACCACGCTGACCGAGTTCCTGATGGCGAGAATCGCCGAGGATGAGGCTCAGGCCCGAGATGCGATCGCCGAACGCAACCGCATCTTCCACAACGATCCGCCAGGGCCGGACCTGACCCTTGAGTCCTACCCCGACGCCGGGGTGCCGTTCGTGGCGGTTGGGCCGGAGCGTGTGCTGGCCGAGTGCGCCGCCAAGCGGTGCATCGTTGAACTCCACCAGCCGGAGCCGTGGAAACTCGATCCGACTCGCCTCATGTGCGACGGATGCAGCGGCGTCGATGATCCGTACATCGACCAGATCCCGTTCCCCTGCGCCAACCTGAAGTACCTCGCCGAGGTCTACGCCGACCACCCCGATTACGACGAGGCGTGGCGGCCGTGACGCTCGTCGAGTTCCTACTCAGCAGAATCGCCGAGGACGAGGACGCGGCAGGGCGAGCCCGTTCGCACAACGGCGGCGGGGCCTTCGCCAACGACAACTACGGATGTCTCTTGGTTCAGCCCGAGCGCGTGCTCGCGGAGTGCGCGGCCAAGCGGGACCTGATCGAGTGGGCTGCCGGGATCACGTCGCTGCGGATGATGGGTGACCCCGATGCTCCGCGGCCTGTGGAGATGGACGTGCTCAAGGTGATGGCGTGCGTGTGGGCTGATCACCCGGACTTCGATGTGAGGTGGCGGTTGTGAAGCTCCGACTCCTCGACGCCGCCGACACCGCCTGCCACCGGCTGCTCGACCCCTACATCAACGCCACACTGCGGGGCCACCACCTGCCCGGCTGGGGGTTGCTGCAACTCTGGCAGTGGCACCTGTGCAACGCCTACGAGCGGGCTGTCGAGGGCTAGGCGTCGTACGACGCTGTGCGTGCCCGCTGGCGGGCGTCGCGCATCCTTCTGAGTCGGTGGACGAGGGCCGGGTATTCGGCTTCGGCGTCGGGGTTGTTGAGGAGGGTGGCGAGTCGGGCGTAGTAGCGGGTGGCGCTCTCGTCGAACATCTCGCGGATGCGGACCTCTTTGGCGCCGTTGATGGCCTTGCTTGTGGTGATGTAGCTGGCCTCGAAGTCGAGGGTCTGGCGGTCGAGGTCGGTGAGCACGACCGGGATCCTGGCATGTCGGGCCGACGATGGCGGGGTGCCGGTCTAGTCGGGTCGCGGGTCCGCGTCATGAGTCGGGGTGCTGGCGCGTCTAGTGGATGACGACTCTGTCGGTGATCCGCGAGGTGGATGCAGCCAAACATGCGCCGCAGGCACATCTAGCCAGCTACCGTCCGCCCCATGAGCCTGAGCTCCGACGACTTCACCCGCATCCGCCGAGAGGCGCTGGGCACGATCAAGATGCTGTTCTGGGGCGGCTTGGTGGTCGCTCTCATCGGCGCGGTGCTGGTCATCACGGCGTGGCCAGGCTACGAAATGGACGGCCCCACGATCGACTATGACGGGACCGGCTCGCGGAGGCTGGTCTCGATCGGGTGGGTGTTGGTTGGGTTGGGGTATCTCGGTGCGGCCGTGGGCGCTGTCGGGTTCGGGGTGAAGTTGGGCCGGGAGGCGTCGGCGGGGCGGCCGTAGTACCGACCGCCGACCTCACTGCTTCGCCCGCCGCCGCACCTCGAGCGCGGCCCGTCTCGCCGACTTCTCGGTCGCCATGGCCTTCTGCTCGCGTCTCCACCAGGCGACCGCGCCGTCGATGAGCCCGTGGGAGCGGGGTGTGTCGTCGTCGTTGAGCGCGTGGAGGAGCGCGTTGGCGATGCCGTGGGCGCGGGCGATGCCGTAGCCGGTGTCCCAGCCGTCGCGGTAGTCGGCGAGTGCCTGTGAGCGGGGCGGGTAGATGGTGGGTGGGTAGCGGCGGGTGGGGCGGTCACGCATGGACCAGGTTAGAACACGTGTTCGGGTGGTGGCGAGGGTCGTCGGTCGGCCGGACTGCCGTCATCTCGGGCGGTCGGCGTGCGTCTTGGTGGGTGTCGGATTCTCGGGCTGATCGGGTGGCGGAGTTGATCCGGGCGGAGCTCGAGGAGGGTGGCCGGTCGGCGGCGGACTTGGCGGAGCTGCTGGGTCTCGGGCGGTCCGCTGTGAGGCGGCGGCTGAGTGGGGTGACTCCGTTCGACCTGGTGGAGGTCGAGTTGATCGCCGCTTGGTTGAACACGACTGCTCCGGAGTTGCTGAGGCGGGCATGACAAAGGCCGCCCCGCCCCGGGGTTACCGGGACGGGGCGGTGTTGTCGCAGTGTGGAGTCAGGCCAGGAGGTAGATGCCTGGGGCGTCGCGTACGACGATCTCGGGGCTATCGATGGCCCGGACTAGGGGCTTGATCGACTCGGTGATGACGGCGACCGCGCTGCCCTGGTCGACCTCGTCGCCAGCGACGAGCCACCCATAGTCGTCGGCGCCCCAGCCGGGCTGGTCGACGGTGGCCGGCGACCAGGTCTCGCCGCCGTCGAAGGAGGCCTCCCACGCAGTCACGGCGGGCTCGGTGCCGATGCCGAGGTGGTAGAACTCGCGGGCCATCGCGTGCAGCTGCATCATCGGCTCCTGTCGGTGATGGTCACGGCGCGTTGGGGCCGCTCGAGGATGGCGACGGTGCGGGAGCGGTCTTCCACGTAGAGGATCACGACGTCGCGGCCCGTGCCGGAGAGTGCGACCGCGATGTCGAGCTCGGCGGCAGGGATCAGGGTGATCGCCTTGACGCGGCGTAGGGTGACCGCCGCGTTGGTCTCGGTGGCAGCGACCAGCGTGTGGACGTGTGCTCGTCGAAGCGCGACCGCGGTGTCGGTCTCGATCGCCGGGGTCAGGGACTTGGCCTTGACCCTGCGTAGGGTGACCGCGCTGTCGGTCTCGGTCGCGGGGGTGAGAGTGACGGCGATGACCCCGGCGGTGCCACCCGAGAGCGGGACTGCGGCGTCGGTCTCCGTCGCTGGGGTGAGCGTGCGCGCCTTGACGCGGATCAGCGCGACGGCGGAGTCCGTCTCGGCCGCTGGGGTGAGGTCGAGGTAGGTGACGCCTGCGGTGCCGCCTGTGAGGGTGACGGCCGTGTCGGTCTCGACGGCCGGGGTCAGACTGCGCGCCTTGGTCCGGCCGGGGGGCTGCGCCGCGTCCGTCTCGGTCGCGGGGGTGAGCGTGCGCCGGCGAACCGGGGTGAGGGTGACCGCGGCGTCTGTCTCGGTAGCGGGCGTGAGGGACTTGGCCTTGACCCGCACGAGACTCTGTGCGGCATCGGTCTCGGTGGCCGCGGTGAGCGTCCGCGCCTTGGCGTGCGTCAGCGCCTGGGCGGTATCGGTCTCTCCGGCGGCAGCGAGGCTCTTGGCCTTCTTCCGGCCGAGCGTCTGTGCCGCGTCGGTCTCGGTGGCGACGGTGAGGGCGCGGGCTTTGCTGCGGCCAAGCGCCTGTGCGCTATCGGTCTCCGCGGCCGGGGTGAGGCTGGCGGACTGACCCGATCCGGCGGGACGCAGGGCGCCCATGACGATGCCCCACTTGGACAGCCCCGAGTTGCCGTCGGCGACGGTGACGTTGCCGGTCGCACCGGCCGACGCCCAGTTGCGGTCGCCTACCCACAGGACGGGAGTGTCGTGGTCCTCGGTCCACCCGGCGGGCGGGCTGATGGCGTTGCCGTCCCACGAGCCGCGGGCGATGATGCCTTGGGCTCCGGCGGTGGCGATGGTGTAGCCGGGGGCGACCGCACCGCCGGGGACGTTGCCGGACCCGGAGGTGCCGGTGGTGGCGGTCACGTCCTGCGGGGTGGTGGTGTCAACGCCGGTGAAGCGGATCGCGAAAGCCTGGCTGGTGCGCGAGGCGTGGGTCCAGGTCCAGGAGGAGCCGCCGTCGTAGGGCAGCAGCCACAGCGATACGTCGACCCACCACGGGTCGGTCGCGGTGTAGGAGGTGGAGCCCATCTTGGTCCAGCCCGCGGGGCCGGTGATGGTGGTCGAGGACGACCCGCCCACCAGCAGCGCCACCACTAGCACGTCGCCGGTCGTCCAACCGGAAGGTGCGTTGACGGTGGTGTTGGTGCGGCTGGCCGAGGTGACGGTGGAGGTGGCGCCCTTAGCGATGGCCACGGCTCACCCCCCGCCGGTCGTAGAGTTGGTGCATGAGCACGTGGGAGCAGCGGATGTCTCAGGGCTCGCATCGGGCTCTCGGAATCGGCGGTGTCGCGGATGCGGCGGAGCGAATCGCTCAGAAGGCCGCCGACTTCAAGCCGATGCCGTCCATCGTGGTGTCAAGCGGCTACTTCGGAATCGAGCAGGGCGTGGTCGCCATCCCGTGGAACGACGAGCACGAGCACTTCTGCATGCCCGGCGACTGCCCGTTCAGGGATTGATGAGCTGACCCGCCTTGGGGCCATCTGCCCACCGGTTGTCATCCCACACGTTGCCCGAGCTCGAGCCCTTCCAGTAGGCCACCGGCCCCCAGTAGCCGCAGTTCGGGAAGTAGCGCGTGCTGAACCGGTTGCCTCTGAAGGTGATGCCGGTGCTGACGCCGTTGGGGCCGCCGGCTCCGTAGAAGCAGTAGCCGCCGCCGGCGAGCAGGTTGTTGGTGATGAGCCGGTTCCGCTGGGCGCCCTCGTCGTTGGCGAGCATGATGGCGTCGGTCTGACCCTGGGTGTTCAGGATCGTGTTGTGGTCGATGACCATCAGCGGACCGGTGCCAGCGGACAGCTGGATGCCGTTGTAGTGCAGGCACCCCGAGCCCGAGCACGCCCATCCGATGTCATGGATGTAGTTGCCCTGGATCAACCCACCACCGGAGAACGAGTTGATCCCTGACCCGCAGTAGGCGATGTCATTCGCGGTGATGGTCACGTTCTGGTCGTCGCCGTAGATGCCGCGGATGGCGTTGTCGCAGGTGCTCCCAGCGGTGCCGCCGAGGGTGTTGCGGTCGATCACGGTGCCGGTGGTGTGGCGCAGTGCGAGGGGCCAGCCGCCGGAGCGGATCCGGTTGTTGCGGATCACCACGTTGTTGGCCTGCACGCTGACATCCACGCTGACGTCATAGCCCTCGAAGACCGCGCCGTTGCCGGTGATGGTGACCCACCCGCGCGAGTCATACGACCAGCCCGGCCCGGACTTCACGTCCTGCGGGACCCGGCGCAGCGTGGTGCCTTTGGGGACGCCGGTGGTGGTCTCGTCGGGGAACCCGGCGGGGACGTCGGTTGGCGTGGGACTCGGCGTCGGAGTGGGTGTTGCGCTGGCCGGGGGGGTCGGACTCACCGTCGGCGTAGGCGTCGGAGTGCTCGACGGGCTGGGCTCAGCCGTCACCGTCGCGGTGGCGGTCGTGGTGACCGTCACCGTCGGTCCAGGCTCAGGGGTGGCCGTCACGGTCTCGGTGACCGTGGGGCCGGGGACGTCGATGTAGTGGTGCGGCACCGTGCATACCGTCGAGTCCGCACCCACCACGCAGGCCGCCGCGGTGCCGTCGTCGGGCTCGGCCGACGCCAGGCCCACCACGCCCGCAGCCATCACGACCACGCCGACCAGGAGGGCGGCGGCAACAGGCTTGCGCATCACGACGCCCGGAACACGTCGCCGGCGTTCGCCGTGACGTCGGAGCCGTCCGGGGTGATCGCGAACGCGTTGAGCGTCAGCGGGATCAGGTTCGAGTCCGAGCCGCCCGTGGTGTCGGAGTCGTAGCAGAACAGGAGGTCCGTCACCGCGCCCGCCGTCACCCCCGCCCACGTGATCGCGGGAATGGTCGCGGGCATCCGGTCGTTCGCATCGTCCACCGCGAGCGCCGACAGGTCGGCGTCGGTCAGCGTCTTGCGAGACCAGCCGCCCGTGGTCCGCTCGGTCGCCGCTGCGATGACGGCCGCGCCAGTGTCGAGATCCTTGAAGGTCGCGTCGGAGGTCGCGCCCCGGTCCAGCGGGATCACCACGATGGCCGAGTTCGCCGGGTCATTGGAGTCCACCCGGTTGAAGAACTCAGCCACGCGACCCTTGGCGATGTTGAACGTGAAGTCGGACATGGGTCAGCCCTCCTGGGTGTCGGTGTTGGCCTGGGCGGTCACGCCGAGGTAGGTCCACAGGACCGGGCCGAGTGCGAGCGCGACGGTGTACCAGCGCGGCAGGTCGCCCAGGGCGGTCCCGGTGGCGGCGAAGTAGGCGCCAGCCAAGGTCAGGACGCCGTTGACGACCCACTGCACGACGTACAGCGCCTTGCGGATCTTCGGGTAGTCGTTGAGCGGGTTCACGGCTTCTCCTTCGTCGGGGCGGTGCGCTTGTAGAGCGAGGTCAGTGCGGTCGAGAGCGACCACTTGGGCTTCTTGGGGTCGGCCGAGTTGGTGACCTTGATGAGGTCTCCGGCCTGCCTCCCGAAGGCGGCCAGCCGGGCGTCGAGGTGCGCGTCGACGACCGACCAGTCCTCGGCGGTCCAGTCCTTCGGTGACGGCATGTCGTCCTCCTGTGCTCGTGCCCACTCGACGCCCTGCCGCCAGGTGCGACCGGACAGTGGGCGAGGTCCGGTGTCGGGACCGCCGCGACCCAGGTGGCCGAGGCCGTCGAAGCCCGCGTCCACGGCGTCGATCTGGTAGCGGGCTGGGGCGTTGTGGGGACAGCCGCGCAGCACGCCGTGGTTGTGACGGATGCCGTTGCCGCCGTCCCATCCCTCGGGGCGGGTCCAGGTGGCGTCGGCGCCCATCTGCCGGGCCACCCACACATCCATGTCGCCTGGGAGGTCGAGCAGGTCGAACGCGCCGCCCTGGCTGTGCGTGGATGCGGAGGCGGAGGCGGTGCCGATGAGTTGGTAGATGTGCAGCGGGCCGGTGAGGATGCCGCGGCGTTGCAGCTCGTGCTCGTAGACGGGCAGCCAGGCAGCGAGGCAGAGACAGGCCGGGTGGCCCCGGAAGTCGACGGCGTAGAACGGGAGGCTCATTCGACGTGTCCCCGCTCGTGGTAGCCGTTGAGGTAGGACCGCACGACGTCGAAGGTCGACATGCCGTGCTCGATGCCGACGGACGCGCAGGCGCCGATGAGGCTGGGCGACATGACCGCCGCGCAGTCGGGGCAATCGGTGACCCGCTCGGCCATCAGTCCTCCAGGTCCGCGAGGTTGTCGTCGATCCACCGCAGCAACCGGTGCACGCCGAACAGGGCGGCGCCGAGGACGAGCAGCAGCGCCTCGACAGGCGGGAGACGACGCGCGGTCACCGCGGGAGCCCCATCGGGTTGCGGAACTTGTGCGCGCACTCCTGCGCCTCGGTCATCGACTGGAACTGCAGGTCGATCGGCCACGGCAGACTCGCGGCCTTCGCCACGAGGTCCGAGAGCGCGATGTCCAGAACGAGCTTGCGCGCCTGGGTCGGGCACAGGCGCTTGTAGGTCTTGTCCGGCACGATGATGCGCAGGTCGATGTCTCGGAAGTCGGGTCGCTCGGTGGCGGACCCGACGAGGAACACGCCGTACTCCGGGAAGGCGGCTCGGATCGGCTGGCACGCCCAGTTGAGCCGATGAAAGTCTGGCGGGCTGAGGTAGGACGCCACGCGGACCCTCGGCTTGTCGCTCACGGCCGAGAGCCCCGGAACGTCAGCACGGCGTGGTCAGTGCCCTGCACCTCCACGGCGGTCACCGAGGGATCACCCCAGCTGCGCGACCAGACGATGCCGAGCACGCCCCGTCCGGCAGAGTGGGGAGCGTGCACCAGGCGCCCCATCGCGACAGGCGCCATGTTGAAGTCGCCGGCGAGCATCCACCGCAGCCGGGGCCGCAGAGCCCGGACCGCACGCATCCGACCCACCCACGCCCGGGCGGTACGCACAGCGTCGTCCTGACGGCCAGTGGCACGCAGCGGGTTGTGCAGCACCCCGACCCGGGTCGGGCGACCGTGGTCGATGATGTGCGCGATCCGCAGGTACCGGTCCTGCACCCCCGGACCGGCAGGCGAGGCCAGGACCAGCCTGGACCAGCGCAACACGAGGTCAGGGGTACGGCGTACGGCGACGACCGACCCGGCCCGCGCGGCGGTGGTGGTGTCCTGAGCGGTGACCCAGGCAGGGCCGAGCGCGGCAGCGACGTCGATGGGCTTGTTGTCGCGGGTGCGGCACTCGACGAGTGCGAGCACGTCGGCGGTCTGCGCCAGCCGGCGCAGCAGGAGGGCGTCACCGCCAAGTTGCCAGGCGAGGTTGGCGACCACATAGCGGGTGGCGCGACGCTTCACGAGTGCCTCCCGCTGTCCAGTTATGGGTGTGCCGAATTCCGCGCGGATTACCGCGCGTCAGATGGGCCGCTGCTCAGTCCTCGAAGTCGCCGGGCTCGCGGTACGACTCCGGGTGCTGGGTCCGAGCGACGTCCTCGAGTGCCTTCGTCGCGCGGTCGATCTTCTGGAACCGCTTCTCGCCGGCGTCGAGACGGGTGTTGATCCCAGTGACTTGGGAGTCGATCGCGCCGACCTGCTCCTCGATCCGTTCTTGACCCTCGACCGCCTGTTGTGCGAGCACCACGGCGGTCTGCACCTGACGGGTCAGATCCGCGATCGCCTCCGACTGTCGCCGGTTCACCGAGGCCTGCTCGGCGTTGACCCGCTCCTGCCTCTGCAGCCGCGTCTCGATGCGGCCGATCTGGTCCTTTGCCGACGAACCACCGTTCGACGTCAGCTCCTTCGCCGTCACCTCGTGCGTAGCCGCCGCCACGTCGTGGGTCTCGACGGTCAGGGCGTTGAGCTTGTCGACCTTGCGTGTCAGGACCAGCGCCAGTCGGATCAGATAGACCAGCCCGGCCACGCCCGCCGCGTACCCGGCAACCTGGTACGACACATCCGTCGGCAAGAGCCACAACAGCACGCGGGGACTCCCTCGGGTCAGGTGCGGATCGGGGACGGGGTGAAGGACGACCCGGACTTGGCGTCTAGCCGCTTGAGCCGCTGCGCCGGCGAGAGCACCGGCAGGCCCAGGGTCAGATCGGCCTGGGAGGTGCCGTTGTCGTCCCACTGGTAGGTCATCTGCGTCAGCCGCTGCACATCGCCGGTCTCGCGCACCCGCGCCGGGTAGCCGGGCTCGATCTCCCAGGGCTGCACGAGCTGCCCGTAGTACAGGTCCAGCACCGGCCGCTTGACGGTGACCCGCATGGAGGTGACCGCGTTGGCGTTGATCGCGGCCAGGGTCTGCGCCCCGATGGCCTGCGCGCTGGATTCGTCGCTGACGCCCGGTAGCGCGATGCCCTCGGCGTGCCGGATCCGGCCCTTGGAGTCCAGGTCGGGGACGACGGCGGTGACGGTCTCGGTGTTGGCGTGTCCCTCTTTGTCGGTATAGGACACGATGAGCCGGTTGCACTGACCCTGGTCGGAGCCGGGCCGGGAGTAGCCGTCCCTGGTGGTCACCTCGTAGCGCGGCGAGTCCAGGCCGGGCCAGCGGCGGTAGTTGAAGACCCGCTTGCCAGGGGTGGTGGAGGCCAGCACCTCGTAGAGCATGTCGGCTTCCCACAGCGCGAGGTCGTCGAGCACCTGGGAGACCGGGACCGCCTGCCAGTAGGCGAGCTGGTCGATGTGCGCGGTGGTGGTCTCGATGGTGGAGGCCGCGGGGTCGGCCCACGGCATCATCCGGCCCATCAGGTCGGCCACGACCCAGGAGGCCAGCACGTAGTCGGCGGTGACCATCCCGCCGGCACCGGAGACGAGCGCGCCGAACTTGTCCATCCGGCGACCGAGGACCCTCATGTCGCCGTAGTGCGCCCACACGTTGTCGGCGGTGACGTTGGTGGTGCCGCCGATGCGGACGATGTTGAGCCCGATCAGGTTCGTCCCCGACGCCGGCCGGATGCCGTCGCCGACGTACCCGGAGGCCGAGAGCGGGCCGCCGGTGAGGGTGGTCATCCCGGCGGAGCCCGGGCTGGTGCCGGACCAGAGCATGTTGAGCTGGTAGCCGGCGTCGACCGAGCCGCCGCGGATCGCGAAGGCGATCGCGCCGAACTCCATGTCGGAGCCGTCGAACACGTAGCCCATCCCGGCCGTGGCCCCGGTGCCGACCGAATAGCCGGGTGGGAACCCGACCAGCACGCCCTGCCCGGTGTTGCCGTTGGGGTGGGCGGCCCACGAGGTCTGCGCTGAGGGTGACAGGTTGGGCGAGACGGACCAGGCGTCGCCGCCCTGGTCGATGTAGACCAGCGCACGCCGGTCATCGAGCAACAGGTCCGCGCCACCCTTGGCGGCCAGGTCGATCGACTGTCCCGACAGCCGGTCCTCGGCCAGGTCCGGGAAGGTGGTGTAGCCCTCCCAGGCGGTGGCGCCGGATCGTCGGTCGTAGATCCACACCTGGTCGGAGTCGCCGAGGTCGGCCCAGGTCTTCCGGTCGATCAGCAGCCGCATCGATGCATCACTGTGTCCGCCGGGTGCGGTCTTGGTGAACGACAGGGACCGGCATGCCTTGGTGACGTGCTGGTCACGGGTGCCGTCCGCGAGCCGCACCGACAACGGGCACCCGGTCACGATCCCGGCATCCTCATGGGCGCGGCCACAGCCACAGCGGCCGGTACCAGGCCCGCAGGGTCGCGGTCTGGCTGATCACGTTCGGCGCGTTCTGATACAGGCTGAACACGCGGGTCGGGTGGGTCTGGGACAGCAGCGTCAGCACATTCCCCGCGCCGGGGACCACCGTCGGGTAGCCGCCCTCGACCACGGCCGCGAGCGCCGGCACCAGTGCCCCGGTCAACCCGGCCCGAACGTACAGCGCCTCGAGCTCGGCATCGTGGAACTCGCGGAACAGAGACGAGCCGCCCGGGCCGATCTCCTCATGAGACACGAACAGGCTGTCGCGGACCGGCACGAACGCCAGGCAGTCGACCTGCACTGCACCCGAGCCCGCAGTCCGCTGCAGCCCGATCGCGATGTCCGGAGTCACCGTCCCGGTCTCGGCCGACATGTCCACCCCGGTGCCCTGTGGAATGTCCACCAGCGGCGCGACCTCCACCCACGCGCGGTGGTGGTCCGGGTCGGTGCCGCCCACGACCCACGCCGCCTGCACGGTCTTCTGGTAGGCGTAGGCCAGCGTGACCTTCTGGCCGAACCGGATGGCGAACTGCGTGCCGGTCGAGGAGCGCCGGCACAGCGCGAACACCTTGTACCGGCCCGGCGCCAACGCCGGACCGTTGCCGGTCATCCGGTCCAGCATCGTGGCCACCGCCGCGAACGACGTCGACCGGGCCGAGCCGCCCGAGTAGATCGCGTTCGGGGCCACCGTGGTGTCCGCGTCCACCGTCATGCCGTCGCCGGTGCCGAACTGGAAGAACGTCGGCGCAACTGTCGAGGTCCCCAGGAACTGGCGGTAGCCGTGTCGCGCGTTGGGCCAGTCGAACGCCGCCACCAACGGTGCCGGCGCATCACCCACCACCGCCGGCAGCACGTACTGGCACGGGTTCGACCCGGACGCGGGGTCGAAGCTGATCGTCACCCCGTTGGCGAGCTGCACCTGGGCGCCTAAGAGGTACGGGTCGGCCTTGAGGGTGAGGTTCAGCGCATACCGGCCGGCCGCCTCGGTGTCGCCGATCTGCAGGTCATCGAAGCCCAGCTCGGCCGGGGTCGAGCGCCACACCCGCGCCCAAACCGGGGTGGACGTCGGGCGCTGCCGGATGAGCAGCCAGCTCTTGTCCGCCAGCAGCAGCCGGCCCAGGGTGTCCAGAGCGGTCCGCACGCTCGAGGCGTCATCGCCGCGCTTGGGGTAGATCCAGTGGGTGAGCTGGATGGTCCGGTAGTCGTCCGATCCCCCGGAGACTCCCGGCTCGCCCTCCCATTGCGGCGCACCCAGCGTGAAGCCGCTTCCCGCCGTCGAGGCCCGGTCGTCGGCAACGTTGAAGGAGTATAGGAGCGTGGCGTCGGTGCTCGGCGCGGAGACCAGCGCGATCTGTGGCCGGGTCATCGCCTGCCTCCGGTCCCGGCGAGGCCTTCCTTGACGCCCTGCCGCGCACCGGCCTGGGTGCCCTTGCGCACGTCCTCACCCATGTTGGCGAGCTTCGCCAGATCCTTCTCCAGACGATCCACCGAGGCCTGCAGCTTCGCGACCGTCTCCTGGGTGTGGCCCACCAGGGTGGTCTGCTGACGCAGCGCCAGCTCGGTCGCGGCGACCTGCGCGCCGTAAGCCTGATTGCCGACCTGGACGCCGAGTGCGTTGAGCGCGCTGAGGCGGCTGTTGATCGCGTTCTCGAAGGCGTCGATCGCGCGGGTGGCCAACAGCTCCTGGGCGGTGGCCAGGTCGCCGGAGGTAGCCAGCGCCTGATAGGCAGCCCCGTCCAGACCCATCGCCGCGAGCTGAGCGAGCACCTGGGTGAACATGGTTGCGTCGTTGGTGTCGGCGCCGGCCTGGAGGAAGACCCCGGCGAGCCCGTTGCCGAACAAGTCGTGAGTGAACTGGCTCTTGACCTGTTCGGCGAACTGGCTCTGGGCGGATCGCAGGTCGTCCAGGGAGTCGCGGTACAGGTCGAGCGCGTGCTGCTGGGCCTCCAGAAGCCGGACCTGACGGTCGTACTTCTTGGCCAGCTCGACGATGCGCGCGGCCTGATCCCGCATCGCGTCGGTCCAGAGCCCGCCGGCCTCCTTGAGATCACGCTTGAGCTGCTCGAGCTCGTCGCGGATCGCCTTGCGACCATCCTCCAGACTCAGGTCCAGGGCCCGGAACAAGTCGCGCACCCGCGCGGTCCAGTCCTCGAAGGCGACCTCGACCTCGGGCTTCTTCCCCCCACCACCAGAACGGCCGCCGGAACTCCGCTGCGCGTCGTACTTGGAGTAGTAGCCCTGGCTCGGAGAGAAGCCACCTGCTGCATCGGTGCGCGGCGTCATCCCTGCCGTCAGGAACGGCGCGCCCACGTCGACCGAGCGCTTGGACGGCTTGCCCGTCCCGCCGGCGTGCCCACCACCCGAACCGCCAGCACCCTGGCCTTCCAGGCGGTTCTCCTGGTGGATTGCCCGGTAGATCGTGGTGATGTAGATCGTCTTGTCGTCCAGGCCGGACAGTGCGACACCGACCTGGCTGATGTGCCGCAACGCCTCGGCGTTCTTGATCAAGATGCGCGGCGACACTTGGGTGTCGTTGACTTCCTTGAGCTTGTCGATGAGCTTCTGGACCTCGGCTCGCGCCTGGGGGTTCTTGGCCGCGAAGGCCTCCAGCTCACTGATCTGCTTGTCGATGAACTTCTGGGCGGCCAGGTTCCGGCCGTGCTCGCGCAGGGTGTCGACTCGATCGATCGTGGTGTCAACGGTCGCGTCGAGGGCCTCGAGGTTGTCGATGCCCTTGCTCGTGGTCTTGTCCCAGTTCTGGCCGTTCTTCTCGACCGCGGCGTTGAGGTCGAGCCAGGACTTCTCCCAGGCGCGCAGCTCTTTGCGGCCGGTGAGGAGGTTGTTCACACCCTCCAGGGCGTCACTGAGCCGGGTCAGCGCGTCGGTGTACTTGTCCGTGCTGCCGGCGGCGTGGTCGGCGGCGTCGCCGTACTTCTCCGAGGCGTCGGCACCGGCCTGCTCGGCGGCGGTCTTGTCGTCGATGGCCTGCTTGCCCTGGAGGAGCTTGTTGTGCTGCTCATCCAGGGCCCGGCCGAGGGCGCCCTGGGCTTGGGCGTTCGCGGCGGCTCCGTCGAGCCCGGTCTGCGTGTAGTCGGAGTATGCGACGTTGGCTAGACCCAGCTTGTGCTTGAGGTCGTCGAGCGCCGCACCGCCTTCGATGGTCGCTCCGACCAGATCCTCGAAGGCGATACCGGCGGCCTCGGCCTCGTCGCGCCACTCGGCAAGAGCCTTGGCGACCATGACGTAGGTCTGCTCGGTGGCCTGCCCGGTTGACTGGTCGAGCGTGGCTGCCAGTGCCTCGGCCTCGTCGTTGGCGCGCTTGTGGGCGTCCGCCAGGTCCAGGACCAAGCCGACCGCCCCGCCCACCGCTGCCCCCCAGCCGCCAGCCATGAGGCCCATCGAGGCGCCCATTACCGTGTTGGTCAGGCCCATCTGGTCGGTCAGCCCAGAGGTGGCGAGGGTCAACCCGCCGATGAGGCCTGCGGTCCTGCCGAAGCGGACCAGGGTGCCGCGGGTCCGTGCTACTGCGGCTTCGTACGCCAGGGTCTCGCTCGCGCTGCGGCCCCAGGCGACCACGCTGGTCGATGCCATGGTCTTGAGGTCGGCGGTAAGGGTCCGCACCTGGACGACAGGCCCGGTCTGGATAGTGCGGCCGAGCAGCGCCACTGTCCGCGTGAGGGTCAGTGCGGCCAGGAGCGGCGTGCCGAGATCGGATTCGGCAAGGGCTGCCACGATCTTGGCGAGTTGCTCAAGGACGGGCAGGGTCGCCGCGCCTACGGGAGCGGCGGCCTCGGCGATGCCGATCAGGGCCATGGCGATGGAGCCGAGTAGCTGACCGACCTCGGGGCCGGACTGCTCGATGAACGCCACAAAATCCGCGAAGCCCTCGGTCTCCGAGAGGTGACCGGCCCACTCGTCGAAGCGGCGGGTCGCGTCCTCGAGCCAGCCGAGCACGTCGTCGTTGAGCGGGTCGAAGGTCTTCCACAGCTCGGCGACGCCATGGGTCAGGCTGCCCAGCGAGTGACCGAGAGCGGTCAGGGCGTCGGGTGCCTCGCGCTCGATGAAGTCGAAGAAGTCGTCCCACCGCTCCGAGGCCAGGGACTCCCCGCCCTCGGCGAGCATGTCGCCCACCGAGTCGCTGATCTCCCTGAGGATGCGTCGCACCTGGGGCCCGCGGGTGAGGAGGGCGTCCAGGGCCTCCATCAAGCCGGGGGCGATTCCGCTGGCTGAGGCGTTGCGCAGGCGCTTCCACTCGTCATCGAGGTCGGCCAGGTAGCGAGCGAGCTGTCGGGCGTCAGGGCCGAGCTGCTTCATCGCCAGGTCGGCGGCCTTGAGGTTGGCCTCGGTCGGCTCTAGATGGGCCTTGTTCAGTGCCTTGAGGGCGTCGCCGACGCCCTTGAAGGCCACGATCGCGGTGCCGGCGCCGATGGCGGTGAAGCCGAGCGCGGAGGCCACGCCCATGATGGCCGGGATGCCGATCGCGCCGATCGGGACCAGCGCAGGGCCCAGGGCAGCAGCAATGTCGAGGAGGAGCTTCAGACGGCCGGAGAACCGATCGAGCTGGCGCGTGGAGCCGCCTGCGGTGTTGCCGATGTCCGCCAGGGTGAGGTCGGCGAGCCGTCCCTCGCGCGAGAACTGGCGAGTGACGGCGGCCGAGGCCAGCAGTGCCCGGTTGTAGTCGGAGTTGGTGGCCGTGAGTCGTACGTTGACGGTGCGGTTGGGCACGGCTCACCTCGCCTCTGCGCTGAGCGCGACGCGCCAGATCAGGGCGTCGACGGCCGGGTTGGTCTCCTCGGTCACGCCCTTCTGCGCGAGCCGGATGGCCGTGGTGGCGTGGCATCGCACCGGAGGCTGGGCCTTCCAGTTGAACTGGTTGGCGGGGTCCTGGCAGATGAACGTGGGCCGGCCGCACCGTGGGCAGAGGTCGACCTGGTCGTTGGCGAGCACGAGGTTGCGGGTCTCCTCGTCCCACTCGGGCTCAGCCAGGGTGGTCATAACGCGGACGACCCGGCCTTCCTCGTCCCGCTCGACTTCCGAGATGTACGTCGGCTCCCAACCTCGGAATCGCTTGGGGCTGACGTTCCAGGACTGGGCGGTTGTGAGCTCACTTCTGAGTCCTGGAGTTCGAGCAAGAAGTGAGCTGAGGGAGGGACCTGCGGCGACCCGTCGTTGGCCTCGTTCGCGCCTTGGGCGAGTTGGTCGAACTGGCCGAAGCTCAGGTTGGGCAGGAAGGTGTCCCAGAGGTTCCCTGGGACCTCACTGCCCTCATCCGAAGCGGAGGTCACCTGCACGCAACTCGCCCGAATGAGGGCGGCCGTGTAGGTCTCGGTGTTGTAGCCGCGCAGCTCGTCGATCCTGTTGCCCGGGCGGGGCGGGTGCTTGAGCTGCAGCGCCAGGCGAGCCGACCAGTCGAGGCCCTCGAACACGAAGGTCACTCGCGAGGCCTCGACTCGCTCGCGGATGTCCTCCATCTGTTGAGCAAGCTCGGCCACGCGCGGCCGCGGGTTGGCCAGCGACGCGGAGGGGTCCGGTCCGCTGCGGAGCTCGGCCTGGGCAGCCTCGGCGAGTTCGGACTGGAGCCGGGTCCACTCTGCGTCGAGTCCTGCGTCGAGGATGAGGGTCACCGGGACGCGCGGCCGGGTTGCCGAAGCCATGGCCTCCAGGGCGCTCATCAGAGCACGCGCCCATCTGCAGCACCGCTCCGCGCACCAGCCGTGACGGCAGCGGCGAGCGCCCCCCTGGGTTGGCCGACCCGACAGATGAGCACCCAGTCGCGACCGCCGACGTGGTGGATGCTCACCACGGTGTCACCAGACTCGGCGATGTGGTTGAGATGCTCGTCGAGCTTGTCGAACGTCGACCGGTACTTGTACCAGCGGCCGGCCCTCATGCCCCGGCCATCTCTCGCCGCGCGTCATCGAGCAGGCGCTCCAAGAGGTCGACGTCGAGGGTGAGCCGGGTTCGGTGCGGTATGAGCCGCAGGGTCACTTGCGGGCCGCGCTGCCCGTCGAGGTAGGTGACCTCGAGGCCGTCGCTCGCGACGTAGTTGGTGATGTCCAGGTCGTCCAACAGGAGCTGGGCGTTGCCGCGACCGTCGTCGGTGAGGCGGACGTGCAGGCGGGCGAGTTCGCTCACAATCGTCTCCTTGACGTGCGAAACCCCACCAGCGCTGTGCCGATGGGGGCGTTCGGGTGAAGCAGAAAGCGGGTGGCCGTCGCTGTGAGGCGCCCCGGAGCGTGGGTCAGGCGACAGCGGCCTTGACGTTGGGCTCGGGCGAGACGAACCACGGCACCCGGTAGCGCTCCATGGAGTTGGCCTCGCCGAGACCGACCGGGCTGTGCACGCCGGTGCGGCCGGGGTAGACACGCACCAGCTGCGCGGAGGCCCAGGCGGCAGCCTGGTCGACGCCGTTGGCGCGGATGACGATGAAGCCAGCAGTGTTCGGCACCGTGATCAGGTTGAAGATCGTGTCGGTGCCGTCCTGCTTCTTGAGCACCAGACCCGTGCCCGAGAAGCCCACGCGACCCGGAAGCTGGGTGTTGAAGGTCGAGGCCAGGCTGGTCGAGTCGACCCCGTCCTGGCTGGACTCGAAGCCCTCCAGCCCGGTTGGGACCAGGAAGGGGGTCAGCAGCGTGCCGGCGTTGAGCTCGGTGGTGGTCGGCGCGCTGATGCTCGTGATGGTGGGGACGTACGCCACTCGCACCTTGCCGTCGATGACGATGTCAGCCATGGGTCACTCCTCGTTCTCAGTGGTGCGCGGGTCGCGGATGGTGGAGCGGTCCTTGCCGGCGCGCTCCAGGCCGAGCACGCGCTCGACCTCGCCCGGTGCGCTGTCCGCGTGCTGGGCGAGGTAGGCGTTGACATCAGCGGCGGAGTGCTCTGCCGGGTCGAAGGCGGTCACGCCCTCCTCGGGCCGCTGCTGGGGCGGCAGGTCGTCGAAGAGACCCTTGAGCGACAGGTCGGGCGCAGGGCAGTGCTCCCAGCCGCGGCCAAGGAACACCTCCTCGACGTCGACCGGGCACTCCCAGGTGCCGTCGGTCTCGGGGTGGTGCAACCAGACGTGGGTGCCGCGAGCGTTCAGCTCGCGCAGGGTCTTGGCCATCGGTCGGCCCCTCACTTGTAGACGGTGATCGTGAAGTTGGCGTTGGTCGTCGAGGCGCCGACCTGGGCGACCCCGGTGGCGGGGTTGACGTTGGCCTGCGTGACCCGGGTGCGGAACTTCGCGCCGTTGGCGATGGGGACCGTGCGGTAGCCATTGGCTGCCGGGTTCCCGGCGGGCGTGGTGCCGGGGTCGCTGATGCGCAGGTCGAGCGAGCCGCCAGAGGTGTTACTGACCTCGGCGATCACGCCGTTGTCTCCGATGAGGCCGCCGTCGATCGTGTCGGCCGAGGCCCACGCGGCCAGCTGGGTGGGTGCTGCCGCGGACGTTCCGGCGTTGGTCACCGTGGCGACGGCGAGTGCTGCCATGACTCCTCCTGATCGGGTCGGGTGCGCTCGTCAGGGGACGAGCAGGAAGAACTCGAGGGGCAGGTAGAAGCGGACCGGGGTGACGTTGTCGTCGCGTCGGATCGGGCCGGGGTCGAGGTCGGTGCTGCGGACCAGATAGGTGCGGCCGCTGATGGTGATGGGGCCGAGCAGTCCGTCGCGGACCTGGCGGACGCACCACATCGCGTCGATCTGCTCGCCAGCCGCGGCGGTCACCTGCGCGACCGTGGAGAGCGAGGACTGGATGCCGTCGAGTCCGGAGGAGAACCGCTGACCACCGCCGGCATAGAGCACGGCGTACGGCTTGACGCGGCCGTTCTGTCCCACCGGTGGGCTGGCCGGGACCTCGCCGTCGTACGCCGTCACGTTGGCGATCGCATCGAGCTTGGCCCACAGCGCGTCGTGGACGGCGAGCTCGTCGGTCACAAGATGTCCTCGCCGGCGTCGGCGAGGCCCTCCTCCAGGCGTCCGGCCATCAGCTCGGCGGCGGGCCGCATGAAGGGCTGCGGAGCGGTGTCCGACGTGCCGTCCTCGACGTACTCGGAATACTTTGCCAGCGAGATCAAGAGGCCGGTCAGGCCGAAGGCGTAGCCGCGGATGTTGCCGCGCAGGAAGCCGGTGCGGACCGGGGCGAACCGCTGAGCGTCGTTCTCGCCGTGGCGCACGGTGTCGGCCACGGCTCCGGCGGACGCGAGCTCGACCTTGGCGGGGGCGGCGGCCAGGTCTGCGGCGAGGTGGTCGACCTGGGTGTAGTCGGCGCCCATCACGATGGCGTCTCCAGGTTGTCGGTGCAGATCAATACGCGCTCCCAGTGCAGGGAGCCGCGGTGGATGGCATCCACGATCAGGTCGCGGCCGATCAGATCGGCGTCGGCGTTGTCGTCGACGGCGAAGATGTTGCAGAGGTCCTCGAGCTGGATGCCGGTCACGGCGTGGTCAAGGGTCACTCGGTAGCGCAGGGTGCTGACTTCCTGCTCGGCCGCGTTGGCGACCTGCGCGGAGTCGGCAAGCACCTGGATGCGGGCGTTGGGCTCGGTCGCGCCAGCGCCGAAGTACGGCGGATAGGGGGTGACGGGCCAGGTGCCGGTGACTTGGTCGAAGGCGCCCTTGACGCCGCCTGGTCGCCGGAGGGTGACTGTGGCGTCGCGGGTGCCGGCGAGGATGCCTCGGTGGTGCTCGGACCAGTCGAGCGGGATCGTGCGGCGACGACCTGAGCCGATGTGGTGTCGCTGCATCAGCGCCACGGCCGGTCGTCGGGCGCGCAGGGGAAGGATCCGCGGGGGGTAAGCGCACCGTCGGCCTCGCCGCGTCCCTGCTCGCGTAGGGCCTTGGCGCGCTGCCGCAGCTGCTCGGCCACCGAGGCACCGTTGGTGGCCACGTCCTGGGAGCGGATCACCTTGCTGGTCAGCGCCTCGTCGTCGGCGATCGTGTCGAGCGCCTGCGCGGCGGCCAGCTTGACCGAGCCGCCCTCGAGCACGAGGAAGGCATTGATCTCGTCATCGGAGAAGACCGGATCGGCGACGTCGGTGTCGTTGATCAGGAGGCGGACCCGGGCCATGTCGGTGGCGTAGCTCAGGGCCATGGCGCCTCCCGGTGTTGAGCGGACCTGCGGGCGGGCGGGGTTGCCACCCGCCCGCAGATCATGAGGTGACGCTCAGGCGTCGAGGACGGCCTGGAGCTTCTCGACCAGGGTCGAGCGGGCGTCGTCGCCCTTGGCCAGTTCGGCGGCGAGTGCGGCGGCGGCCTTGTCCTTGTCGTCGCCGACCTCGGTGAGGATGTCCTTCACCTTGCCGTCGGCCGGACCGGGCTCCGAGTCGGGTTCCGGCTGCGGGTCGTCGACGAGCTCGACCATGCCCTTGGCCAGGTGATGCTCGAGCGAGGCCGGATCGACGTCGCTGACCACCGAGCCCGCGTAGAAGCTCAGGATCACCACGGCCCCGTTGGCGTCGCGGACCTTGAGGCCGACCATGGGAGCGACCACGCGGTAGCTCGCCACGGTCAGGACTCCAGACCGGTGTTGGTGATCTCGATGCCCGCGCCCGGCTCCTGGATGACCGGGACCGTCTTGCGGCGGCCCTGGAGGTCCCAGGAGTCGTTGCCCTCGTGCTCGATGACCTTGACCTGCACGCCGAGGTCGGCAACGGCATAGCCAGGCATCGCAGCGGTCTCGTCGGCCATGCCGCCGAGCTGGGTCGAGTCGAGCACCAGTGGAGTGGTGATCGAGGGCGACACGATGATCGCCAGGCCGCCGATCCGCTCCACCTGTCCGGTGTAGACGGGGTTGTCGGTCGTCTCCCGCTTGAGCGCGTTGGTGAACCTCTCGTCGCTCATCAGGTAGGCGTACTGCGTGTCGTTGAGCGCCAGCGTGTCGGGCATGTAGCCCTGGTTGAGCTTCACGATGACGGCCTTGGCGCGCAGGATGTCCCGCAGGAAGGTCGGTGATGCCGCAGTCCAGGCCACGCCGCCACCAGCGGTGACGTCGAAGGTCTGGGTGATCGCGGAGGCGATCGCCGACATGGTGATGCCGTCGACCTGCTTGATGATCGAGTTGATCACCTTGCGGAGCTTCCGGTCGACCGCGGCGCCCTGGTAGGCGTTGCGCAGCACTTCCTCCTCGGTGAGGAGGACCTTCTGGCCCCACTTCTGGATCGCAGCGATCGCCGCCACGGCCGACGGGGTGTCGGCGTACGGGTAGACCGAGCCCGGTGCCACCGACTCGGGCGTGCGGTCGGTGATCTGGGACTCGCTCTGCTCGTACAGGACGGCGCCGCCCTGGGAACGGAACCGCTGGGTGAGCAGTTGGTCGGAGACGAACCGCAGGTCGTGGAAGGTGCGCAGGCGCCTCCGGATCTGGGTCGGCGCGAGCAGCCGGCGGTCGATGGTCAGGGTGTCGCCCGAGAGACTGGGCGGCCCCGCAGGGAAGGTGTTGGGCATGACTCAGCTCCTTCGGGTCAGCGACGTCCGTGGACGCGCAGCTTGGACGGCGACCCGGACGCCGCAGTGACGGCCGTGCCGATGAGGGTGCCGGCGGCCGCAGCCGTGGCGAGGGTCGCGGACTTGACGGTGCCGGTGGCCGCGTCGGTCACGACGCCCGCGCCGGCCGAGATCGCGCCGGTGGCGAGCAGCTCGTGAATGACGCCCTCCAGCGGCCAGACGCTGACGCGCCCGCCGTTCTTGGCGTCATGCGCGGCCACGCCGGCCACGACGGCCGAGTCGGCGCCGGAGCCGGCTACCGTGCCCGCGCCCGACCAGACCACGACGTGCCCGCCGGTGACGTCGGCCGAGCAGGTCGCCGAGAAGGGCTGGACGCCCTCGGAGATGTAGACCGGGATGTAGTCGGCCATGGTCAGGCTCCCTTCGGGGCGCCGGCGGGCGGGCCGTAGAGGTAGGCCAGCTCGTCGTCGTCGATGTCGTCGTCGGTGGCGTGGCCGAGCTCGTCGACCGGGATCACGCCCTTGGTCAGGCCGTCGATGACCTGACGCGTGCCCTCGGGATCGGCGTCCCAGAGGCGCTTCCAGTGGTCCTTGCGGTCGGCACGGAACTTGCCGTCCGTGACCGCCTGGTCCACGACCTGGTCCCGCTCGTCGCGGCGGCGCTTGACGTCGGCGGCCTCGAGGCGCTTGATCCGCTCCTGCTGGGCCTCCCAGGCTGAGGAATCGATGATCATCGTGCCCGGAGTGGTCGCCGACGGCTGTGCCGCAGGAGCGGCGGCCGGGGCGGCGGGAGCAGCCGGCGTCGGGGCCGGGCCCGCCGTCGGCGCAGCGGGAGCGTCCGCGCGCTCGCTGAGGGCCTCGGACACCGCCGCCACGATGGTGGCCTCGTCCGCGTCCTCGGCCAGGCCGAGCTCCTGCCTCATGGTGGTGAGCTGCTCGTCGGTGAAAGCCACGGCAGATCCCCTTTCGAGGGTGTTGGGATTACCCGGACGCGGCGCGCTCGGGAGTCTGGGTGCCGGCGCGTCAGCGCGCCCGGCGTGGTTGAAGACCGACAGGTCGAAGCGAGCCGCGACACGGTCCTCGAAGTCGCAGTCGCCGTCCCCGTCGGGATCGACGGCGGTCTCGGTCTTGCCGGCGTCCTTGACGACTCCGACGCGGTCGGCCAGCCCGGCCTCCACGGCCTCGTCGGCGGTGTACCAGGTCTCCTCGACCATGACCTCGCGCCACTCTGCGGTGGTGCCGCCGGTGGCCTCGGCGTAGATCGAGGCGATCGAGTTGGAGAAGGAGTCGAGCGCCTCGGCCATCTTCCGCATGTCCTTGGCCTGACCCAGGCAGATGCCCGAGGCGTCGTGGACCATCATCTGTGTGCCCGGGCTCATCACGGTCTCCTCGCAGCCGGCCGCAAGGAAGGAAGCGGCGGAGGCCGCGACTCCGTCGACCACAGCGACCACGCGCGCACCGTGGGCGCGCAGCATGTTGAGGATTGCCGTCGCCTCGGCCACGTCTCCACCGGGGGAGTTGATCCGGACCCGGATCTCCTCGGCGTCGCCGAGCTGGTCCAAGGCCGCTCCGACCGCCTTGGCGCTGACGCCGAACCAACCGTCGTAGATGGGCCCGTACAGGCGGAGCGTTGCGACCTTGCTCGATGCGCCGGCGTCACCGGACTTCTCGTTGCGCACGGAGGCCCTGAACACGTCGGTGAAGTCCTCCGGCGGCTGCTTCCACAGGGCCATGCCTGCGCCGCGGACGCCCTCGGGCCACTCCGGGACGGGGATGGCTGCCTGGGTCGTCACGCCGGGACCCCCTGGGCATCTCGGGCGGCGATGCCGCGGAGGACGTTGATGAGGTCGGCGTCGCTGGTCAGGCCGGCCATCTCGCGCATGCGATCCAGCTCGCTGGTCTGGGCCCCAACCTCGTCGTAGACGATCAGCGGAGCCGGCTCAGTCGGGCCGTAGTTCAGGTCGACGAGATCCTCGACGACGTGGGCAGTGGCAGTGCTCGCGATAAGACTGGCGACCACGTCGAGGCTGAGGTTCATGGTGTCGCGGAAGACCGAGCCGAGGTTGTACGAGCCCACCTGGGCGCCGGTCTGGCTGCCGAGGTTGAGCACGTGTCCGAGCGCCGAACGCGCGATCTGCTCGTCCTGGTAGCGAACGAACTGGTTGCTGTCCGCGGTCGCACCCTCGACGCCTTTGAGCGTGATCTTGGCTCCGTGCGGGATCGCACCCCCGGCGTTCTCGCCCGAGCGGATATCGGTGGCCAGCTGCTTGCCGGCATCCAGGCTCTGCTCGCCCTCAGCGGCCTCGTAGATGGGGATTCCGGTGCCGTTGCGGTCGATGGAGATCGACCAGGTCCGAAGCGCGCGGTCCTTGAGCAGCCAGTGCTTGTAGGCCGACCGCAGGATCGAGACCCCGAGCCAGTTGCCGCCCTCGCGCTCCAACACGTAGGCCACCAGGCGGTTGACCGGCAGGACTACCGGCGTGGGTCCGCCGGCGAACCCGTACTGCTCGATGGAGACCAGGCCGCCGTCGCGGGCGACGTTGACCTTGGAGATCGTCTTGGACAGGCGCGGCCCCAGCTTGCGCAGCCGGTACATGCCCGCCTCGTCGGGCGGGTAGTAGACCTGCTCGAAGAACGAGTGCCCGAACGGCAGCATCAGCAGCGCCATGCGCACGTGCTCGTCCCAGGAGAACCGGGTGCGGCCGCGCAGCCTCTCGCGTGAGGAGTCCGGCTCGGTGTCGTCGACGATCGGAAGCCCGAGGTTGTCGGCCACGAACCGCACGACCTCCTCGCGGCACCCGGTGCCGTCGAGCCGCCACTGCGTGCGGATGATCGGGGAGGTGACCGCCCGGAGCACCGAGGCCACCTGGGCGTCGGTCTTGCGCATCCGGTCGAAGACCTCGATCGACTCGGGCCAGTAGAGCTCGGGGGTGAGCTCCTCTGTCAGGTCGAGGTAGGTGCCGGTGGACGGGTCGTACGTCGTGGCATACCCGCGCTCACGCACCGGACGGGTGGTGCGAGCCGACTGGGGAGGCGGCGGCGGGGTGTTGGCCACGAAGCCTCCTTGGGTCTCAGAAGCCGACGCGCATCACGTCGACGTCGTCGCGGGTTCGGCTGCGTGGGCTGCCCAGCGACTCGGGCGGTGGCGGCGGGGACTTGGGCTTGGCGGTCAGCAGCGCCCAGCGGTGCGCGGCCGTCGAGCCGGCGACGATCGGAGAGATGTCAATCGACCTGTCGCGCAGGTCCCACACCTGCGCGCCGTTGACGTAGCGGGTGATCGCGTTCCTTGCCGCGTCGTTGAGCTCCTGCTGGTTGACGTGCACTGCGGAGCCGTTGCGCACCATGTCCTGGAAGGCCATGCACGCCCGGCCGCAGTCGGCGTAGGTCAGGGTGTTGTGCTCGACTCCGGCCTTGGTGAGGCCGGCGCTGAAAACGGCGCCCGCGGCCGGCGTCAGTGCGACCTCCACGACCTCGGCGAGCTCGTTGCGCAGTTTGAGCACCTGGTCGATGCCGCCCTCAGTGCCGGTGAGGCGGTTGACGAGGATCAGGGTCTTGCCACCGGGAGCGGCGGCCGCGACACCGACACTGGTCCAGTGCAGGTCGGGGTCGACGTCGAGGACGATCGTCGCCTTCGTGGGGGCCGTGGCATCGACCCGGAGGTTTCGCCACTGGTCCATGTCGATCACCCCGCGGCGGACGGTCTCGGGGTTGCCCCACCAGCCGTACCGCTCACGCGCGTATCCCTCCGGGCTGAGGTCGTGGCGCTCGTCCCGGACGACGTCCATCGTGAGGCCGAAGGCGCCGTTGCCGTGACGGAGCTCCAGCGCCGGGTTGACCTCGTAGAGCAGCTGGATGTCATCGATGTCCGGCATCGGGCCGTCCGGGACGCCGTACTCGGTCCACGACAGTCGCTTGTCCTTGCCGGCGCTCGCGCGGACGCGGAGCCAGACGACGCCGAGCTCGCCCTTCTCGCGGTTCGGCGGGGTGCCGGTGTAGATGACCTGCGGGTTGCCGAGCGGGGCCGAGGAGACCGCCGAGCGGATGGCTTCCAGCTCGTCGTCATCGAGGTGCTGGGCCTCGTCGAGCACCAGCAGGTCGACGGTGAAGCCGCGGCCCGAGCCGCTGGACCGGGCGACGAACTCGATGGACCCGCCGCGGCGCAGGTCCCGCTCGTCGCCGCACGCGCACCGGTCGACCGTCGAGCCGCACTTGCGGCAGACGTCCTTGAGGATGATGGCCTCTTGGCCGTTGGTGCTGCGGACCTCGAGGACCAGGGCGTTGAGGTCGGGGAACCGGGCGTCCGGGTCGCTGGCCTTCTTGCCGAAGAAGTGCTGCAGGCGCTTGAACGCCTTGCGGGTGGTCTTGACCTCGTGAGCGGCATGCAGGATGGCCTCGCCGAGGACCACCATGCCGAACAGCTCGCGGATCTCGAGGACGCCGTTCTTGCCGTTCTGGCGTGGCACCGCGAGGCCGCATCGGCCGTAGCACCACTTGCCGTCGCGACGCCGCGAGAGCCAGTCGACCAGGATCGGCCGCTGCCAGTGGTCGGGGATCAGCCCGTACGCCGAGGAGAGGAAGACCGCATCCTCGACGTCGTTGCTGACGGCCTTGACTGCGAGCGCCGCCCACCGGACCCGAGGGATCGGCGGGATATCGGGCCGCCGGCTCACTTCGTGCTCTTGGCCTGCCGTCGCCTCGTGAGCTCGTCGAGCGGGCTGGAGGCTCCGGCCTTCGGAGCGTGACTCGGCCCGGAGGCCGTGCCGGCCGTCTTGGTCATGGCTGCGATCTCGGCGAGCAGGGTCTTGAAGGTGACCTGCTGCTGCCGGGCCTCGGCGAGCACGGACTGGAAGCCGACTGTCACGTTGAGATCCGGGAAGCCGTCCATCTCACTGAGGTGCAGGCGGAAGGCGAGCAGGTTGAGCACGCCCTTGCCGGCGATCACCGAGTCGAGCTCGTCGAGGCGGTCGGCTAGGCGGCAGGCCTCGAGCGCGAGCTGGCCGGAGGGAGTGTTCAGCGCCTGACCGAGGTCAGCCCACAGCTGGCGGCCGCGATCGTGGAGACCGGCCGGCGCGGTGTCGGCTGAGGTGGTCGAAGCCGCCGGGCCACGGCGCGAGGGATCGGCCTCGCCCGGTCGCTTCTTGCAGGCGTCGCACTTGCGCCGACGGCCCTCGAGGCGGGTGCCGCAGATGCAGATCGGCACCTCGCACCGCCCTCCTGAGGGGTCAGCCGCGCACGGGCGTGTAGCTCGGGGGGATACGTACCGACAGCTTGCTGGTCATGGTCTAGAACGATTCGCCGGATTTTTTCAGCGGCCGAACACATCGAGCGCGCGCGGTGCCGTCGACCGCGACGCGTACCAGCTGACGATGGCCTCGTGCGTCGACGCCGGCCGAGCGGCTGCACGCTCCAGGCAGACCTCTCGACCGGGGTCGACCGTCACGATCCGAGCACCGGCCCGTCGGTACTGCGCACGCATCGCTCCGTCAGGACGAGCGTCGATCACCCATGCCGCGCATCGCAGGCTGCGAGTGAGCAGCGCATGGAGCACGCGAGCCCTGGCCATCCGCGCAGCGGCCACCGCCGGGTGGTCATCGCCCCACCGAACCTGGCTCTCCGGGTAGCCCATCGAGTGGGCGATGGCGTCGAGGTCCAGCACCAGATCGTCGGGCGCGCGGTGCTCGGCCACATAGGTGGTCTTGCCTGCACAGGGTGGCCCGGTCACCACGGTGAGATCAGTCAAATCCCCTCACCGAAACCCTTGCGGTGTACGTACACCGTCCACTACACTGGAGCCATGACGATGAGCGAGATCCACGCAGAGCTTCAGTTCGCCACCACCTGCGCGACCATGACCTGCGCCAACCGCCCCACCGTCGCGATGGTCGGCCACCTCGGCTCGACCATGCTGACCATCTGCACCGAGTGCCAGCGCGCGGTCGAGCAGCACAGCCCGGCCCTCGCCGCACAGGTCGTCTTCCTCGCCGCCTGATGCCGAACAAGCCACGGCCCGACAACCCTCACCGCATGGTGCGAGTCGAGGACGACCTGTGGGCCGCAGCCGCTGAGGCATGCACCGCACTCGGAACCACCCGCGCGGAGGTCATGCGCGCAGCCCTCCGTGCCGCCGTCCGCAAGGCCGAGCGACTCAAGCGCTAGCGCCCGAAGATCGACAGCGCCTCGGACCCTTGCGCACCCAGCAGCAGCGCCTCGTCGGGCACCGTCCGCCTCGCGTCGTTGCACGGTCTGCATGAGCCACGGCAGTTGCTCCGGACCAGCGCTAGGTCGGGCCGCTCGCTCACCGGGAGGATGTGGTCGGCTGTGGTGCTCACGACCGTGCAGATGCGTGGGAAGCCGAGGCGGCAGGTCGGCTCCTCGCGCACGACCTGAGCGCGGAGCTTCCGCCACGCGTAGGTCTCGCGAGGGTCGGTCTGCATCACGCCGTTGATCAGCACGTGCCGGGCCACGTCCAACCACCCCCGGACATGACGAACGCCCCGGCCAACGTGGCTCGGGGCGCACTACTCCCTCGAATCTGCTACGGAGGGTAGCACCGCAGCCGGACACACGTGCCCAGGAGTGGACTTCCGGGCGTTGCGGATCGCCTGCACGTCCTCCACCCGGTAGAGCGTCCCGCCCGAGCCCTTGCGCTTCCTGACCGAGCCCTTGGCTGCCCACCCACGTACCGACCCCTCTGACACGCGGTAGGTCATAGCGATCTGCCGGGCGGTCAGCCACTCCATCCGCGTGACCGACTCCCGCTCGACGTACTTGTCGTATTCGTCGGGCTTCCAGGTCTGCCCGCACTCGGCGCGCGGGCAGACCCACAGGTCGGAGTCGCCGGTGCGGTCGTCCTCGTCGTACTCCCGCACGAGCGGCTTGGCCTTGCGTCCCTGGGCGTGACAGACGGGGCAGGGCGCGCCGGTCTCCGGCCGCGCGCGGAGCAGGAGGACGCTCTCGACGTAGGTCACGCACTCGTCCACCTCCCGAGCGAGCTCGTCGAAGGCGAAGTCGTCGAGCCGGGCGAGCTCGGTGAGGCTGCTGCTCAGGTAGGACGCGGCGCGGTCGACGGTGACCTTGAGCGTGCGGTGATGGCCGAGGTGCTCGGAGACCAGCATGTCCCAGGTGCCGAGCACCCAGAGCGGGTGCCGCTCGTCGCCGTCGGCGGTGTCGAGCCACGCAACGAGGCCCGGGCAGGTGGGGCGGTAGGTGAGCCGGCGGCAGACGTAGTGCTTGCACCGGTCGGCCTTCTCGCACAGCTCCGCGTCCTCGGGCATCGGCCGCAGGTCGGGGCACGTGGACGCACCCTTGACGGTCGGGCAGCGGCACAGCCCCCGGTGGTCCACGGCCCAGTCCCAGCGGGCCCGGAACGTCGAGTGCTCGGGCACCGGCCCGGCGAGCACGGCCGCCCCGGAGTTGATCCCGGACGCGGCGGCGACGGCCGGCGCGAAGCCGCACAGCTGGACGATGCGAGCCAGGTTGGTGCGCACCACGCCCACACACGCATCGCAGACCAGGCGCTCGTGGTCGCGGAGGTGGTGGGAGCACCGAGGCATCGTGCAGTGGGCCTTGGTGCACGGCTGGCAGCCCTCGCACCCGGGTGTCCGGCAGTCGCGAAGGTGCCGGCGGGTGACCCGCTGCTCGCCGTTCCAGTGGCAGCGCTCGTCCTCCTGCTTGGCCCGGTCGCTCACGACCCTCTCCTCCCGATCTCGTCTCGCGTGATGCGCCCGCGGCGTACGGCGGTGGGCAGGTGACCCAGGTGCCAGGCGTCGCCGCAGCGGTAGACGCTCAGGCGTTCGCCGGGGAAGAACCGCCGGGCGGCGGCCTTGGCGTCCTTGCGGGTGGGCCACTCCCGCTTGCCGCAGCGCGGACAGACGGAGCCGGCCCGGGATGAAGCCCGTGTGATCGCGGATCGACTTGGTCACCGGAGCACCTCCGAGGGCGACCAGGCGCGCTGGACGGCGCGGCTGTAGTGGCCCTGGAACATCAGGGTCACCGTGGCGCCGGCGCGGCCGTTGCGGTTCTTGGCGACGTGCACCTCGAGCTCGCCGGTCATGCTGTCGCGGTCGACGAGATCCTGGCGGTGCAGCAGGAGCACCCCGTCGGCGTCGGCCTCCAGTCGGCCGGACTCGCGCAGGTCGCTGATCAGGGGGCGTTTGTCGTGTCGCTCCATGGGCCCGCGGTTGAGCTGGGCGAGCGCGACCACAGGCACGGCGAGCTCCTTGGCCATGGACTTGAGTCCTTCAGAGAGCTCGCCGACCTGCTGCTCGCGGTTGACCCGCCGGTCGCGCGGGGACATGAGCTGCAGGTAGTCCACGATGACCAGCCCGAGGCGGGTACGGCGCGAGGTGGTGCGCGCACGGGAGCGCAGATGCAGCAGCGACTGGCTCTCGGTCTCGTCGACCCACAGCGGCCAGGCGCCGACCTCGGCGGCGCGCTGGGCGATCCGGTCCCAGTCGCTGTCGTCGAGGCGGTGGGCCATGAGCCGGTCCAGGGCGACCGATGCCTGGGCGCTGAGGATGCGGTTCATCACCTCGGCGCGGGTCATCTCCAGGGAGGCGAAGTGCACGCCGATGCCGGTCTTGCAGACTGCGGCCGCGAGGTTGGCCGCGATCACCGACTTGCCCACGCTGGGCCTGGCGCCGATGAGCCACAGCTGACCAGGACGCAGGCCGTTCACGTGCTCGTCCAGGTCGGACCAGCCAGTGGAGAGTCCCTCGTCGGCGGCGCGCTCAAGCGCCTCGATGGTCTCCTCCAGCAGCTCGGCCGCGCCGACTCCCGCCTCGGCGGCGACCTGAGCCTGTGCCGCCTCATCGACGGTCCGGCGGGCGTCCTCGGCCGCCGTGGCGGCGTCGATCTCGTCGGAGTAGGCCTGTTGGCGGATCTTGGTGCCGGCGTCGGCCAGGCGCCGCTTGAGGGCCATGTCGGCGACCCGGCGGGCGTAGAAGGCCGCATTGGCGGTGACCGGGGTGTTGGTGACCACGGTGTGCAGGTACGCCGCGCCGCCCATTCGGTGCAGCTCGGCGCCGAGCCTGGCCGCGACCACGAGCATGTCGGGCCGGTCGCCGTGGCGCCGGGCATCCAGGATCGCCTCGAAGATCGACTCGTGGGCCGGGCGGTAGAAGTCCTGGCCTGTCACCACCTCGGTGACCTCGTCGATGACCCGTGCGTCGAGCATCATCGCACCGAGCACCGAGGCCTCGGCTGCGACGTCGTTGGGTGGGGTGTCATTCACGGGTACCGCTCTCGATGGAGGCGGTTCTGCTCGGCCAGCCACTCCTGGTAGCGCGCCGGGTCGTCGGCGATCTCGGCCGGCGGTGTGGGCAGGACCAGCGGTGGCCGCGTGCTGCCGTTGGCGGCCGGCGCGCCTCGGTTGAACTTCCGGGCGTTGCGGATCCACGTCCGCAGAGCGGCGTCCCAGTCCTTCATCGTCGAGCCGCGGGAGCGGTGATGGTCGACGAACTGCGGCCACTCGGCGCGCAGGTCCACGCCGAGCTCCTCAGCCAGGGCCAGGTGCTTGTCGCTCGGCCGGAACTCGTCCGGCATCTGTCGCGCTCGGCCGGCGGGCGGCTGGTCCGCCCCACCAGAACTTGCGTTAGCAAGTTCTTGGCTGGGGCTGGGGCTGGGGCTGGGGGTTAGGCGAACCTCGCGCGAAGTTCGCGAGTTGTTCGCGCGAACGCGCGACGAACGCGCCCGTTCCATGCGCTCTCGCGCTGCCTCGCGCTTGGCCAGCACCTCGGCCTTGGTGGTCTGCCTCTGCTCCCACTCGTGGAACTGGTAACCGCCGTCGACCTCGACCCAAAGCCCGCAGGCGACCAGTGCACGGGCCTCCTTGGCCGAGCCGAGCGTGCGAACGATATTCGTCGGAATGAAGCCGTCGCTGAGCTGCTGGCGACACCATGCCCCGGCGCGCGTCCACAGCCCAACCGCAGCGTTGCCCGCGCCTACGGTCTTGTGGTGGAACGCGAAGCCGTCATCGACGAGGAAGTGCGGCACGGTCAGTCGACCCCCGCCATCGTGAGGAAGCCCATGTCCACGTCGCCGCCGAGGTCGTTGTGCACTGCGGCGAGGTTCCGCACCGCTTGCTCGTAGTAGGTGGGCTTCAGCTCGCAGCCGATCCCGAAGCGGCCCATTGCAACGGCCTGGTAGACCTCGCTCCCGACGCCCATGAAGGGGGTGAGCACGGTCTCGCGGGGCATGGTGCGGAGGTCGATGTACCGCTCGATGACGTCGAGCTGGAGCGGATGCACGTGCTTCTCGTCGTCCTCGTCTCGGGCGTCACGGAAGGGCAGCACGCGGTCGATCCGCACGTCGTCCCACACGCTGGATGCATAACGGCGCCAGATCCAGTGGCTGTACTTGTTGAGCTTCTGGTCGCCTTCCCAGCCACGGAAGCGCAGGATCTCCTCGGGCATCGGTTCTGAACCGGCGTAAGTCCCGTGCAGGCCGGTGGGGTGCTGGATCGGCCGGTCCATGCCGGGCTTTCGGAAGACGAGCAGCTCGTCGGGCGCGGCCACCCCGGCGTAGGCCGCGTTGTCGACGATCGTCTTGTGCGCGAGGTTCTTGGCCATGGTCCGGTTGCGGACGCCGAGCGGCTCCTTCCAGATGACATGCCGGGCGATGAACTGCCAGCCGCGTGCCTGGTGTGCCCTGACGACGTCTCCGGGGAAGTCGACGTAGGAGTCCCTGCCGGTGTTGCCGGAGGGCACCAAGGAGGCGTGCACAGCGTTCGTGCGGCCCGGCCGAGTGACCCGCAGCAGCTCGTCGATGAAGAAGCCGCACTGGGTCCAGAAGGCCTCGTAGTCGGGGGCGTTGCTGAGATCCCGGTCGTCGCTGCTGTAGTGGTAGAGGCCCCCGAAGGGCGGTGAGTAGATCGCGCCGTCGATGGAGTTGCTCGGGAGGTTGGCGAGCATGTCCATGCTGTCGCCGTTGTAGATGGCCCAGCGGTCGGTGACCTGCTGATTCAGGAAGCCAGCCATGCGGGGAGCTCCATCTCCTGGTCGTAGGTGTGCGGATCCACGCCGCGCGCGTCGTTCATGTGGGCGACCAGCGCGGTGAACATCTGGTCGGCGGCCTCGGCCTTGCGGTGCAGATTGGCGAGCACGTCTCGGCCACCCGGGCTGGTGATGAAGTCGACCTGCACGGGCTCGGTCTGGCCGAAGCGCCACATGCGCCGGACGGATTGGTACATCTGCTCGTAGGAGTGCGAGGGGAAGTAGGTCATCCGGTGCGCGTGCTGCCAGTTCAGGCCCCACGCACCGATCGACGGCTTGGTGACCAGCACCCGGATCTCACCGCGGGTGAAGGCAGTGAGCTTCTCCTCCTTGGCGTACTCGGAGTCGGAACCAGCGACCTCGACCGCACCGTCGATCACCTGGGCCAGCCGCTTGGACTCGTCATTGAGGTGACACCAGGCAACAGCCCGGTCGGCGTCCTCGAGCGCTGCCGCCGCGGCGTCACAGCGCTCCCCTAGCGTCCGGCGTACCTCCTCACGCTCCTCACGCAGGCCGCGGGCCGGCAGGTCGAGCAGCGCGTCCTCACGGGCCATACGCGGCGTCACCACCGTCGTGCGCTCGACCAAGTCGGGCAGGACGAACGGCCCGTCGGCGAACCCGTAGTCGGACGGCCGGCGGATTGCCCGGGCCCAGGTGGCCACCCAGCGCCAGAACGGCACCTCGGCGTGGCCCTTGAGCCGCCACTTGATCGCGCCGCCGTCGCTGGACTGACTGCGGTACATCGACCGGCCGCGGGAGGAGACCGAGCGGTCCTTGTTGATGAAGAACCGGGTCAGCATGTCCATGTGGCCGAGGCCGCCGAGGGCCTCACTCGAGGTGCCGAGCTCCGTCCAGTCGTTCGGCGCTGCGGTGGCGGTGGCCAACAGCCGGTAGGGCTGCCGGCGCACGAACTCCGTGATCGCGGCCTTGGTCGAACCGTCGAAGGACTTGAGGATGCTCGACTCGTCGCAGATGGTGCCAGCGAAGTCGTCAGGGTCGAACTTGTGCAGCTGGTCGTAGTTGGTCACCGTGACCGGGGCCACCACCTGGCCATTGCGCGACACGGCCGCCTCATGCCCGAACTTCCCCGCCTCGGCCACGATCTGCGGTGCGACAGCCAGCGGCGTCAGTAGCAGGAGTGGTCGGCCGGTCTCCTGGTGGACGTTGTCCGCCCACGCCAGGGCCATGGGCGTCTTGCCCATCCCGCAGTCGGCGTAGAGCGCCGCACGTCCCTGGCGAACTGCGAACTCCACGAGCACCTGCTGGAAGTCGAACAGGTGATCGGGCATCACGTGCGGCGCGAACCCGCCACCATTCGCGAGCTGCGCGCGCTCGGCGAGATAGGTGGCGTACGTCGTCACGGGCGGTCCACCGAGCGCACGGCGTGGCAGGGCTGTTGGTCGCAGAACCTGTACGCGCCCTGGTGCGTCACGTCGTGCCAGCGCTGCACGACACGGCCTGCCGGGGACTCGGCGTCGCGGTCGATGCCGAAGCGCCGGTCGGTCTCCTCATCGACGAGGAACAGGGTCTCGAGGTCGGGCGTGGTGTTCATCGGGCTCCCTCCGGGAGTGCCTTCGACATGACGGCGAAGGTCAGGTGGTCGTGGTCGACGGGCTCGAAGCGCCAGAGCCCCTTGGGGTGCGCGCGGATGGTCAGCGGCCCGCCCGGGATCGCGGCGATGGTCTCGGCCAGGAGGCGCGGGTTCAGACCCCTCAGCGCCGAGCCCTCGGTGCTCGCCTCGATCACCTCGGACCCCTCGCCGCCATCTACGTAGCCGTCGATGGTCAGACGATCGTCGGCGAAGCCGAAGGCAACCACGGCCGAGTCGGGGTCGAAGGCGCGCACCCGCTTGACCGCGTCCTTGAGGTCGGCGGTGTCGAGCGAGGCCACAGCCTCGTGCGGTTGGGTGAGGAAGAGTCGCCACTTCGGGGTGAACTCGTCGGCGTAGCAGCGCACGGTGACCGCCCGCGCGCCGTCGGAGAGCCCGAGAAGACCCCCCTCGGCGCCGAGCGTCAGGGTGCCGCTCATCCCCTTCACCGCCTCGAACAGGAAGCCGCTATGCACGGTGGCCACCAGCTCACCGACCGGCTGCCACGGCACGGTGGCGTGGGCGATATGGAAGTTGTCCATGCCGACCAGCTCGAGGTCGTGGCCGCCCTCGATGTGCAGGCCGCGGACCTGCTCGAAAGGCGACGCATCGTCGATCGGGTGGCGCACCGCGGCGATCGCGTCAGCGAGAGCGTCCGCCGCACAGGTGCCAACCTCGGGCGGCAGACTCGGCAGCTCGGGATACCTGTCAACCTCCATGACCTGCGCCCGATAGGTGGCACCACCCGAGGAGACGCGGAGGTGGCCATCCAGGGCCAACTCCACCTCGCGGCCGTTCATCGCGCTGATGATCTTGAGGAACCGGGCCGAGACGAGACAGTCGCCATCACCGATCACGTCGACGTCGAGCACCGCGGTGTGAGCCCGGTCGTAGTCGTAGGCCTTGGCCGTGAGCCGGCCATCTGCAGCCGTCAGACGCACGCCGGCGAACTCGGGGATGGACAGGTTCTTCGCGATCACCTGGGACACCCAGGCCAGGGTGTCGGCGAGATGCGCTCGCTCCGCGCGGATCTTCATGAGCTGCTCCTGTCGTCACTGAGGGCGCGGGCGATGACCTCGACGCCTCTGGTGGTGTGGCCCGACGTGGTGCCGTGGCCGGTCTGTCGGGTGTGCTTCTCGGCGTCCCGGTCGGACTCGCCAGCCGCGCCGCAGGACGGTGTGCGGGGCGGGATCCCGATGCACTTCCAGGCGGTCATGCCGCACCCCGCTCGCTCGCCGCGATGCGCCGACCAACCCACTCGAAGACCGCCACGGCGACGGCGTTGCCCATCTGCTGGTAGCGGGGGCTGTCGGCCTGGGGCTTGCCGTTGGACGTGGCGGTCCAGTCGTCGGGGAAGCCTTGGAGGCGCTCGCACTCCCTAGGGGTGAGTCGGCGGACGGTGGTCTCGGTCCACAGGCCGTTGCCGCCGGACTTCTTGCCCAGTGCGGGCATGACGTCGCCGCTGATGGGGTCCTGGGTCAGGTGGAAGCCGAGCGTGATGGGCACGCCACTGGTGACCGATCCGTCTCCGCGCAGGGTTCCGAGCGGCCCGACGTTCCCGCCGTGGCACTGCGCGACGATCGGGGTGCCGCGTCCGGTGCCGTCCTCGCTGGCGTCGTGGCCCTCGGCGGTGAGCGCGTGGGTGTGTGAGCCGGTGGCGCTGACCACCAGGTGGTCGCTGGTGGCGGGCCTGACGACCTTCTGGTACGGGATCAGGTGGCCACCGGCAGCAGCCTCGGCGTCGATGCGATGGCCGCGACGCCCGCCGCCTTGGAGGGTCGAGACCACCAACTGCCTCGTCTGCTGGTCGTCCTGAGAATCGCCACAACGGGCTGTGAGCGCTCCTACGACGAGGTTCACGTCGTCCTCGGCTCGTCGTCCCGGTGGTGCGATGCCAGGGCGGTGAGCGCCTGCTGTAAGGGTGGCGGCAACGTCCGTCCGCGCCTGGTCGCGCGGCGCAGGATCCCGGCTGCCGCCCTCGGGCTCAAGCAGTACCTCGACAGGTCGCCGGTCGTCTCCAAGACATCCGACAATGACGACGCGACGGCGGCGTTGGGGGACTCCGAACCACTGAGCGTCCAGAACCCGCCAGGCGAACCCCATACCCGAGGTCGGCCAGGTCTTGAAGGACGACTCCGAAGTCATCTCCGTCGTTGACCGAAAGCAGGCCAGGGACGTTCTCGCCGAGAAACCAGGTGGGACGTGTCTGAGCCAGGAGTCGCACGACGTGCCGCCACAGTCCCGAGCGTGGGTCAGCCATGCCGCCGCGGCGACCTGCGACGGAGTTGCCCTGGCAGGGCCATCCTGCGGCAATAAGTCCTCGTCGGGGAAGAAACCCATCTGCTCGCAGCTCATCGGCGGTCACCTTCGTCACGTCGTCGCGGAGGGTCGTGGTCGGGAAGCGGTCGGCGAGCACGCCTCGTGCGGCGGCGTCGATCTCGACGGCGGTGGTCACGTGGAAGCCGGAGCGTTCGAGGGCGAGGTCGATCCCGCCGACACCGGCGAACAGCGAGACGGCGGTCAAGGTGGTCATCGCGACCCCTTGACGTGTAGGTACACACGCGCTACCTTGTACCTACACACCGAACGGAGACCGCGATGTACACCCTCACCGACAACACCACCGGCCAGTCGTGGAACTACGACACCGAGGCGCAGTTGAAGACCGTCACCCGCCTCTACGCCGTTCAGCACCCCAAGGCGTCGCTGTCGGTCACCATCAACGGCCAGACCCACAAGGTCCGCTGACGTGCCCCGAGGCACCACACTGCGGAACGTGCGGGTCACCGCCGAACTCTGGGACGCCGCGAAGGCCATCGCCGCCGAGCGTGGCGAGACCCTCTCCGACGTCATCCGGACCGCGCTGGAGCGGTACGTCAAGCGGCACTCGTAGGTCACCATGCCGCCCACTCCTGCTCCCGCTGCCGCTCCTCCATGCCTGCCAGCCGGTCGCCCATCGCGTCGTCACGCTCGTGGGCGTCGAGGTCGGCCTGCTCGGCTTTGCGGTCCATGGCGGCGTCCACGCAGTCGCGGTGACCGCAGCGGCCGGTCCAGCAGGGGGTTCTCACAGGACGCACCCCCCGCACTCGCAGAACCCGGAGCCGCAGACGTAGCGCCACTCGATGCGGGTTACGTCGTCCATGACTCCGATGCCCTGGGCGCTGATGAAGTACCGGCGCATGAACTCGGTGGGGTGCATGTCGGGGAAGCCCTCAAGCGCCATCTCCGTCCAGAAGACGGCACCGTCAGCTGTGAGCGAGTAGGGGCCTGCAACGGCACACAGGGGCTCACGCCGGACGCTGACGACCTCGACCTCAGCCAGCCTGACCAGCGGCTCGCCAGCCTTCCGTCCCATGACCTTCCGGCACAGCGTCAAGTGGTCGCCGGGATGCAGCAACCGACGCCCGTGCTTGTCCTCCCACCAGCCCTTGCGGCGGGTGACGGTCTTGCGGCGCTCGACGACGGCCTGCTCGGTGAAGGCGACCGACATGAGGCGGCTCACGGCGCCACCGCCAGGGCTGCGCGGAGGTCGTCGGCGATCAGGCGCATCGTCCGCATGCGAACGACGGGGGTGTCCGATGCCATCCCTTCGTCGCAGAGTCGCTGCATCAGGTCGACGTAGACCTCCACCGCCGCGACCTTGGCGGCGAGGGCGTCACGCTCGGCCTCGGCGGTTTCCAGGCGGTCGAGGAGCGCGAGGACGGTCTCGGGGTTGAAGGCGGCGGCGAACTCGGCGTCGGCCTTCTCTTGCACGCCGTCGTTGTTGTCCGTGATGTTGGCCGAGAACAGCGCCCCGCCCGTGCAGCAGACGGAGGGCTTGCCGGGACAGTCGGGGGTGTGGCGCTCAGGTTCCAGTACGCCGCCGTAGTAGGGCAGCCGTGACTCCTGCCAGACCCACCACCAGCCCTCGTCGTTGCTGCTGGTGTACTCCGGGCCACCCATGTCAAGGGTCACCCACGGCCCCGGCGTCGCCGCCTCCGCGATGGCCCGCAGGGCGGACAGGTCGAGGGCGGTCATGATGCGGCCCTCCGTGAGCACCCGATGAGGTGGTCGCCCGTGACCTGCTGCCAAGCCGACGGGCAGGAGCAGTCCTCGGTCCAGATGGTGTCGGTGACCTGCGCTCGACGGCCCGCCCCCAAGCAGGTCATGTGCACGGGGATGTGTTCGCGGCCGCCGCCGTGAACCCACCCTGATCCCAGGTACAGGTGGTGGTCGCGCTCAGTGAGGTCTATGGGGCGGTCGCACAGTGCGCAGACGTCTGCCGGGCGGTTGCCGGGACGTCGGTCGCTGGTCGGCCTCTGCCACTCGCAGTCCGGGCAGACGTAGGCGTGGAAGTCGCCGGCGTCCACGAGCCGCGCGAACGAGAAGACACACCGGGGGCAGCGGTGCCCGATCGAGAGCACGCCGATCTCCTCCGGCTCGATCTCGATCTGGTCCTCGTCTTCCGGGCCGTCGAACCACGGCACCATCTCCCGGCTCACCCACTGGCGTCCGACCTGAGTCGGGATCGGGCAGTCACCACGCACGTCCCGGGCCACCAGCACCACGTAGCGCTTCCGTCGCCCCAGCCGGTCGCTGTGCTTGGTCAGGCACTCGTCGCAGACGTTGAGCACCAACTCCTCACCTGCGAACGAGTCCCAGAACGTCGAGCCGTAGTGGCCGAAGGTGGCGAACTCGGTACCCTGCGAAGGCTGATTCACTGAGCCTCCGTAGGCGTTATCCAGCACCACGCCGCAGACCAGACAGGGCAGCATCGCTTCCCTACTCATCGACCCTCACTGCCCTGCTCGGCGAGGATCTCTTGGACGATGTTCCACGCGACGTTTAGCCCTTCGATGTAGGCAGCGGCTTCGGGGTCCTCGGTTCCGTCCGGGCGAAGCTCTCCGTTCAGCGGAAAGTCGGCCGCGACCCGCCGCTCGACCTCGCTCAGCGCCTCCCGCACCGCGCCGGCCCGCTGGGCGGCGTACTGCTCAGCCAGCCAGGCGGAGTCGAGGATGGCGTCGGCGACCCACTCAGCGCCGATGGCGGAGATGGTCCCCTCGTCCGCTCGGGATGCGGTCCAGATGACCTCCGCGAGCCCGTTGCGTGGGGCGGTCATGCCGTGGCTCCTTCGATGTGGTTGGTGGCGGACCCCAGGTGCCCGACCTCGCTCAGTTGGTGGACGTTCGCGTTGCCCTCCGCGAGTACGACCGACCCCTCGGAGTCACGCCAGACGACGTGGTGCGCGGTGAACTCGACCGAGGAGGCGACCACGGTGGCGGTGCGTCCACCCCAGGTCCTGTAGCGCCACGTGCGCGGCTCTCCCGCGTTCATGACGTTGCCTCGATCCGGTCAGCTCGGGCACGCAGCCACTGCGGCACCGCCTCGCGGAGTCGTGGCTTGTCGGCCTGGTGGCCGTTGGCGAACTCGTCGGCCGCAGCCCGCAGCACCTCGGCGTCGTGCTCGGCGAGCGCGTCGGCGTGCGGGGCGATGGCGGCGCGAACGTCGTCAGCCCAGACGGCAGCACGGCCGTAGTCGCGGGCGTTGGGGTGACCGTCTGGATTGAGCACCTTCTCGACCGCCGCGGCGACCTGGGCGCGCCCTGCGACAGCCCCGTCAGCCCGGCCGCGCTCATACGCTGCGGTGAGGAAGGGCTCCACGACGTCATCCCATGCGAGCAGTAGCGCCTCCCTCTGCTGAGCCGCCACGTCCTGCGCGGTCACGACGCGGCCCCGCGATGCGTCTCAGCGAGACTCAGCAGATCCTCAGGCGACGGGCTGAAGCCGGCGGGCTGCTCCCAACCGCAGGAGCACTCCACCCACAGGCCGTCGTCGTGGATCGTGTAGGTGACCGTCATCAGGTGCTCAGCCATCACCGCTCACCCCGCCACCAGTCACGCCACGACCCGCCGTCCACCATGTGCTGGATCGCCACCGCGGTGACGATCAGGGCGAACGCCGCCAGGGCGGTCAGGGCAGCGGCGATCATGAGGCTGCCCTCCGATCCCGCCGAGCACAGGGCTTGCAGATCCGCTCGCCGTTGGGCAGGTCGGTCGAACAGGGCGGGCAGACCGTGGTGTGGCAGGCCACGCACTCGAAGGCGTCGACGCGAGCCATGCCCTTCTGCGCGGCCGCGGGATTGCGCGGCTCGTGGATGCTGATTGGGGCGAGGCAGCGACGCGACCAGCCGGCCGAGCACCAGACACGGGCCGTCATGAGACACCGACCACGGTGGTGTGCGCCGACCGCTTGCTCCACGAGTCGCTCTTGCGTGCCCTGGCCGTCCAGTCATCAGGTCGGACGCGGCCCTGGTGAATCCTCAGCCCGCGGAGACTGTCGAACGCCTTGCCGCACGAGCAGCCGAACCGCACGACCTGCTGCTGCACCTTGGTGACGTCGTAGTCGGGGTGCTGGGTCGCCATGTGCCGGCGCACGTTCGAGAACGTGCGGTTGCAGCACGGACAAACCCCGTTGGCGAACCGCTGCCGGTCCCGCAGCAGCGCCTGCCGCATCTGCTCGGCCTCACGGACCGCCGCGCCCAGCTGGTCCTTGAGTGCGACCTCGCGTGCCTCGGCCTCCTTGAGCTTCTGCCGATCGGTCTTGCCGGTGAACACCATGCCGTGGCCGTTGGGGCAGTAGAACGACTTGGAGTGATCTCGCTGGCACCGGTCCCAGAGATCCTCAGTCATCGCGAATAGGACGCCGCACTTGAAGCAGTCCTCCACGACCATGCGGAGCCCGTCTCCGATCAACAGAGACCCCCGGTTGCTCATCGGGCACCGTCCAGTGGGCCACCCTCGTCGTACCCCGGGATGGCCGCGTAGCCGAGCCCGAGGATCCGGACCTGCTCGACGTAGGACCGCATCAGCCGGTAGTACGCAGACCCGGGCCGGCCCTCCACGAGCAGCGCGACCGCCTCACGCACACCTTCATGCCGGCGGGCCGCGGCGTACGCCTCCTGCGTCCACGCCGACTCGCCGGCCTGACGCTGGGCGTTCAGCTGGGCCACCGGCTCCGTCGTGGTGGTGGGAATCATCGACGCCCCCGGTGTGTCTTGCGGGCCGTCCGCTGGACCTTGCCCTTAGCGCGACGACGGCGCTTCTCCTCGCCGTACACCGTGCCGGGATAGACGTGCTTGCCGGTGGCGCCCAGGGCCACGGCCATCTGGGTCGACGGGCTGGTGATCTTCGCAACGTCATCCTCGGTCGCGATCTCGACGCGAGGAGTGGCGAACGTGGGACGCTCCATCACTCGGCCCCCCTCGCGTCCTGCGCGGCGACAGCCTCGATGTAGTCGGCGTCGGGGTCCGCCGGCTCGGCCGGGTCCTCCACGACCTCGGCCTCGACGGGCTCCTCGTCGTAGTGGTGGGTGACCTCGGGCAGCGACGCGGACGGGTCGACGTTGGTGCGGACGCCGTTGTCGACCTCCATGGCGTAGGCCATCTCGGTGGATTTCGGCAGCCAGGCCGCGAGCCGCAGCAGCGTCGTCTTGCGTGCCATCGCCTCGTAGTCGGTGACCCAGGGCCCGACGATCTTGCCCTGCTTGTTGGTCGGGGCGTAGCGGCGCTTCCAGGCCTGCATCTCGTCCTCGGTCATGATCCAGAACGTGCGGCCGCCGTTGGCGAGCTTGACCACGGTGTAGTGGGCGATCGGCTTGGACCGGTCTCCGGTCAGGCTCGGCTTGTGGACGAGCTGGTCGTCTAGGCCGTACTCGACGTCGAGGGTGTCGCCCTCGTATGCGGTCCGGCCGATGATGGTGGCGATGTGGCCCGAGCGGTAGGCGAGCTCGACGTAGCCCTTGTAGCCGACGATGAGCTGGGCCTGGTACCGCTTGGACTTCCCGTCCCAGTACGGCAGCACCCAGGCGTGCCCGAGCACGCCTGGACGCAGCCCGAGCTGGGCGCAGGTCATCAGCGAGCCGAGGACCGACTGTGGGCTGCACTCGGCGAGCTTCGGGGTCTGCCGCAGGCAGGTCAGCGCATCCCGCACCAGCTGGGCGGCCTCCATGCCCTTGGGCATGGCGAGCGCGAACTGGCTCTCCATCTCCTGGATCTGCACGCGGAGGGTCTTGCCCTCGGGGCGCCGCTCCACGGCAGTTCCGTGGGCGCGCTCGGTCAGAGTGCTCATGAGGACGCCGCCTCGTCATCGCGTGCCTTCCACTCGGCAGCGTGGTCAGCGAGGATCAGCACCCGCTTCTCGTCGCTGATGTGCGCGATGCCCTTGGCCGTCGATCCCCATACATGAGGAGTGTCGAACAGCACCAGCACCTCGCGGCCCGGCAACTTCTCCCACGACTCCACGCCGACCGTGCGGTACATCTGCACGATGTGGTCGAGGCCGTAGGCGGTGGGTTGACGCCCCACGAACTTGTCGTTCTCGTCGCGGATCGGCGTGTCGAGTCCGTAGCCTCCGACGCCGATGCCCCAGTCGTCGCCCTTGACGTTGAGGTAGGCGGTCAGGATGCCGTGGTCCTCCCTACCGAGATAGGTGGACTCGATCTTGGCGACCTTGCCGTAGTAGGTGGTGCCGTTGTGCTCCACTGTGATGGTGCGGCTCATGCTGCTGTCTCCTTGCTGGCGCGCTTCTTGACCTCGAAGCGCGGCCCGGGGTTGGTCTCGGTGATGTAGCCGCAGCGGAGCAGGGCTCCCCACAGCACGGGGTGCTCGGCCTTGAGTCGCCGCAGCTGATCGGCCGTGAACGCGTAGCCCGCGTCCGGGCGCTTGTAGGTGAACGCGACGGCCTCGTTGATCAGCCCGGTGTCGCCGTCGTCGAGCATCTGGACCAGCGCGGTCTTGGCCTGGGTCTTGAGGGCTCTGCCCTTGCGCTCGAACTCTGCGCCATCGGCGTAAAGCGCGAGCCACTCGCCCGCGTCGCCCGGGTCGAGATCGCGGTCGCCGGCACGCTTGGTGTAGAGCCGGTCCAGGAGGTCGAGCAGGACGCCCTCGGAGTCCGGCAAGACCTCGGGTGGATGCCCGGCGACGACGGCCTCCCACACGGGCTCGGCCTGCTCGATGAGGTAGCGCTCCAGCGCCTCGTCACGCTCCACGCAGTACGAGGCCAGCCGCTGCCCGCCGATGAGCGCGGCGACGTGCATGTGGTCGAAGCCGGTCGCGATCAGGCCCCAGGTGGTCTGGGCGAGCACGTCGTCCGGCACTCCGTCGCGCCAGGCTGCCGCCTTGAACGCCGAGCGCGTCTTGATCTCCAGACCACAGTCGTCACGCCCGTCTGGACACACGAGCACCCGCCGGTCGAGGCTGGCCCTGATCCAGCGCCGCTCGGCGTTGGCCACCACGCCGATGGGCTCGACGATGGAGTCGTGACGCTCGGCCCACTCCAAGGCGACCGGCTCCTCGAGGATGGTGCCCCAGCGGGCGGCCTCGCCGGCCTCGTCGTCGAGCTCGCCCCTCTTATCCAGCCAGACGCTCAGCGCGTTGTCATAGTTGGAGAGGCCGAGGATCTTCGGCAGGTCGGTGCCCGTGATCCCGTCTCGGCGAGCGGTGAACCACTCCTCACTCTTGGGCGCAGCGTCGGTGACGATCACGCCCGTTGGGGTGTCGAGGATGACCGCATCCACGACGTCTCCGGCGCTCATCGGCCCAGCCGTTCTGTGAGCTCGGTGAGGGCCCACGCGACCGCGAGCGGCGCGACGGCGAACAGCAGGTAGGCGATCACGACGCGCTCCTGGTCCAGAAGTCCGGGTCGGCGGGTGTTGGCTTGGCCGGTGGCTCAGGCACCGTCAGCGGGTGCGCCTTGATCGCGGCCGCGAGGGAGCGGTAGACGGGCACCTCGGGGTAGTTCGCGAGCACGTCGTCCATCGACCCGCCGCGAGCGCGCTGGTCGTGGCAACGGCTGAGATCGCAGACGCTCGGGTGGGCGCGGTCAATTCCATGGAAGTCGGCCTTGAGCACCACGACTGCGCTCGCCACCAGCGCACCACCGCCTGGAACGAGCGGGAGACCCACGAGAGCGCCGTCGATACCGGCGAGGACTCCGGCAATCACGGCCAGCACGCCGACGATGGCCGCAAAGACCGCCAGCACCTGGGGCCAGATCCGGCGGCGACACCTGTCAGCGAGCCGGTCGAACCACCGCGGGTGGCGGCGCGACGCGCGGCGATCGTCCACCAGCGCCACCAACCGCGCCTTCTCAGCACGGAAGCCGCGGGTGCCGACCGAGCACACGCCGAACCCCTCGATCAGGGCAGTGACGCGGCCGCGCTCGCTGTAGTCGGAGTGGCCGTCGTAGTAGGCGTAGAAGCCGCAGGAGCACCCGACTCCCGCCGTGACGTGTTGCGGCGGCGACTTGGGGCGCTCCTCGCCGGGGCGCCGGCCCAGGGTCTCCGACATGACGTGCACGAAGAAGGTCAGGCCCCCACCGAAGCACTTCGCGGTGTTCTCGCCAGGTGTGAAGATCTGCGGGTAGTTGACGCCTACCAGCCGACCCAACTTGTCCGCATCGAAGGCGCGGACGCCGATGAGAGATCCCGCCACGAACGGGCGGTCACCGAACTCAGACATGGGCCGGCTCCTTCACGGGCTCGGGGGCCGGCGTGGGCGCGGGTGTGCGGACCGGCTCGGGCACCGACGGCGCGGTCAGCGGCTCGAACTCGATCTCCTTGGCGGGCCCGATGTCCCCGCAATAGACGCCGGTCACGACCCGCACCCGACGCACTCGGCCTCGGCGTCGTGTCGACGCGGGCAGGACGGGTGGTGCTCGATGATCGGGAGTGCCTCGGCGGCCGCACGGAGCGCGTCCAGTGCGGGGCGCACGCTGCCGGTGAGCCGGACGGTGACGGGTCGCTCGCTCACTTGCCCTCCCGCAGGGTCACGGGCGCCGACCAACGCATGCCGCCGATGGGTCGGGTCTTGAGGCGCAGCTCGCCGTCGGGGTAGCGCTCGACGAGGTACTCCATCTCGGAGTCGCGGCCCTGCAAGTCCACCGACTGCTCGGTGCCGCCAGGCCGGTCGGCGATGACTGTCATGCGATGATGCCTCCTAGTTCGTGGAGCCCCTGCCCTTGGTCCGTGTCGGGGGCTCCCGGCTTTTCTGTTGAGTGACCACCGCCCCCGGCCGGGAAGGTCCATCCCCGCGAGCCGGGGAAGATGCCCACGGATGTGGGAATCCGGGGGCGGCAGTCGTCTGTCCCCCGGACCGGTCGCCCTCCCCCCGGGTGACGACCGGTCCGGGTGGTCTCTATGCGGCCTCGGTGCGCCACCAGTTCGGGTCGACCGGTACGAGGGACATCACGCGTCCTCCAGCGACTCGAACCAGGCTGTGAGCGCCTCGTGGCTGATCAGGTAGATGCCGCGCTTCTCCCCCGTGCGCTTGGCGCGCAGCCGGCCGCCGCGGATCGCGGCCTGGAGCGTGGCGCGGGCTAAGCCGACCAGCTCGGCGGCCTCGTCGAGGTTGTAGGCGATCCGCTCGCCGGCTGCGGCGGTCATGCCGTGGCCCGCTCAAGGTCGGGCAGAAAGTCAGCGGCTGGTACGTCCAGCGCCATGGCGATGTCAATGAGTTCGGTGACGCTGAACTCGGAATGCCCACGCAACTTGGTGGACAAGGTCGACTTCGCGATGCCCGTGGCCACGCTGAGGTCGTCCAGCCGCACCTGCTTCCGCGCGATCACTGCCCGAATCTCTCCGGCCACGGCCTCGCGATGTTCAGATTGGGACATGTTCAGGACCGTAGTCCCAACCTGAACAGATTGCAAGACTTCTAGTCGGCGTGTTCAGAATGGGATACTGTGCCGACATGGGACAACGCGAACAAGCGCACACGGCTGTGAACCTGCGCGCTCTCGCGCTTATCCGGGGGGCGCAGCACGACATGACGCAAGACCAGCTTGCGGAGGCGACGGGGATCCCGCGGTCAACGCTGGCCAACATCCTCTCGCCCACGGGAGAGCCTCGACTCATCAACGTCACCTGGTTCACGAAGATCGCGGTCGCTGTGGGCGCAGACCCCAAGGTGTGGATCGCCGAACTGGAGAAGGTCGCCCGTGCCGAGCGTGGCGAGGACGAACTGGCACGCCGACGTCGCACCAAGCGGACGTACCCGAAGCCCGTCTCCAGTGCGGCTCGCAGGAGCGAGGACAAGCCGTCTAGTCCAGAGGGCCGCTGATGTCGGCCCTCACGTCTACCTTCCTCGCCATGCAGCCGCCCGCCGTCCACCCCTGGCGGCGGCTCCGCGGCCTGGCGCACGTCACGCTGCTATGGCACGACGACGGCCCGATGGGGCTCACGACCTTCGCCGCCAACACCATCAGCCTGCGGCGGGGGATGACCCGTGAGCAGCGCCGCTGCACTGTGCTCCACGAGGTGCTCCACATCGAGCGGGGACCCGTCCTCGAGACTCTGGCGGGCCGCGAGGAGCAGCGGGTGCGGCGGGAGACGGCGCGACTGCTGCTGCCTGACATCCGGGCCGTGGGCGACACGCTCGCGTGGGCACACACCTACGCCGAGGCCGCCGAGGAGTTGGACGTCGACGAGGGCGTCCTGTTCGACCGCCTCCGTTCGCTGCACCCAGCCGAGCGGCACTACCTGCAACGGCGTCTCGATGAGGACGGCGTGGACTGACTTCCTGGGGCAGAGGCAGTTCCTTCGAGACAGTGCGCGCGGGGCGGGAGGAGGCATAGCGTGCCTCCATGCCTGAGAACGAGCGCTACTACCCCGCGACGCCGGAGGAGACCTACGCCGCCGTGGTCGAGGCGGTGCGCGAGCTCCATAACTGGAAGTCCCAGGACGACTTCTCGATGGCGGTGAACTTCACGACCAAGGTCTCCGGTTGGTCGTGGGGCGCGACTATGTCGGCCTCGGTGATGCCACAAGGGGACGGCTCGATCGTCCGCGTTGGAGGCGAGGCCAAGGTCCGCACGAACATCACGGCCAAGGGCACCGAGGCGAAGAAGATCGTGCAGACGCTCGATCTGGTCGCCAAGAAGATCCAGGCCAACCGACGCGCCTAGCCGAGCTGCAGCCGCTCCCCCACGCGCTCCATCGCCTCCAGGATCGGCTCACGCCGGACGGTGGTGTACTTGCGCGACTGGAGAATCGACGAGTGTCCGACCAGCGCGATGATGATGTGCTCTGGCACACCCGCCTCCATCATCATCGTGATCGCGAAATTCCGGCACTCGTGCACGTAGTAGGGCCGGCCAGCCGGGTGGCCCACCCCGGCCGCCTTCTGTAGCTTGTGCCACTCGTCGTCGTCGTCGTGGGCCCTGACTGGCTTGCCGTCCAGGCCCGGCCAGACCAGCCCCCACGGGTTCTCGCGTACGGCCGCCGGCGCGTTCTTCTGCCAGGCCAGGAGTCCTTTGCGCAGCGGCTTGAGTAGCGGCGCGACCCGGAAGCCAGCAGAGGTCTTGGGGCGCACCAGGTGGTAGGCGTCGACGAGGTGCACCGACACGTGGTTGTCGGGCACCCGGAAGCCGCTCGAGCGGTCGTACCGCACGTTGTAAGGCAGTGTCTGCAGCTGCCACTCGACGTCGAACTCGCCGTAGCCCGCGGCATCGAAGTCGATCGCCGGCCAGGTGAGCCCGAGGGCCTCGCCCTTGCGCTGGCCGTAGACGAGCGTGATCAGCCAGCGCGAGCCGTGAGGCAGCTCGGCCGCCGCCTTGAGCATGCGCAGCCCCTCGTCGACGGTCATGGCCTGACGGTCCGAAGGAGGCGTCGGCAGGTTCCGCATCGCGAAGACGGGCGGCGGCACGTGGTGTCCCTCGACGAGCGCAGCCCGGAGCATCGTCATCATGACTCGGCGGGTGTCATTGGGCTGTCGCCCCGCCTTGCGCTGGGCGTTGTCGACCGCCCGGATATCGGCTGGCGTGAGCTCGGCCAAGCGCCTGCGTCCGATGGTCGGCACGACCCACTTGCGGATCGGGCTGGCGGCCGCGTTGTAGGCCTTCGGTCGCAGATCTTTGGCGCGTTCGACCAAGTAGATGTCCGCCCACTCCTTCACGGTGGTGCGGCCGTGCTGCTCGCCCTTGTCCACGGCCAGCTGGAGGTCTCGCAACTTACGGCGGGCCTCGTCGCGGGTCTTGCCCGAGACCGTCCGGCGGTCCCGCGTGATCCCATCGGGCTTGTAGCCCACGTCGACCGCGCCGATCCAGCGCCCGTCGCTCTTGCGCTGGTAGAGCGATCCGGTCCCCCACTCACGGCGCTTGGCCAAGGTCTCCTCCGAATCGTGTAGCCAAGTGTGTAGCCATTCCTATACACTTCTACTCATTACAACACGTGCGTATGACGCTCAAACTAAGGGATCTGGGACATGTCGCAGCCTATATGCAGCCGCCTCCTAAGCGAAAGGTCGCCAGTTCGACTCTGGCCTGGGGCACGACGGAGGGAAGCGTTGCCACGACGTCGACGGGTCCAACCCCGCGCTCAGCGGGGAAGCGGCTTCACGCCTGCCAGAACGCGACCCAGTCGACCTCCGCGGTGCGGGGTGCCGGATCGGTCCCCGCAAGCGGCAGCTCGTAGTCGCTGGAGAGCATGCTGAGGATGAGGAACTGCGGGTGATGCGAGACGCCCTGGCTGGTGCGCCAAACCTCGTGGCCGGAGATCCGGAAGATGGTCTCTGAAGGCGTCCACTCCACCGAGAAGATGTGGAAGCTGTTCCACCACCTGTCACTGCGTGAGGCTAGGAACCGGTCCGGGCGACGGATCGGCCCGCCGATCTGGCGCTTGTCGCCGTTCGGCAGCGGCTCGTGCACGCTGCTGGTCATCCGTGCTCGCTTGCCGGCGTGTCCGAACCACTCGATGACGTCGATCTCGGCTCCCCACGGCGTCGGGCCGGTCTCGAGCAGTCCACGGGGTTGCAGCCAGAAGGCGGCGTGCTGGCCCATCGACTTGGGGAACCGCATCCTGGCGGCGGCGACGCCGTAGAGGAAGTCAGCGCTGTGTTGGGTGGAGATGTTGGCGTTGAGGCGGTACGGATACTGGCCTCCGGTGGGATTGCCCTCGGCGTCCGTGGGGGTGCACAGCGCGGTAGCGGCGGGGTCGATCATCGAGCTCACCCGCAGAGTGCCGCCCGCAACGGCTACGGCGGACGGGTCGGCCTTGGAGCAGGACCGGCCACCCCAGGGGTTGTAGTACTGGATCCGGTGCTTCCAGGCCGGGCCCAGGCTGTTGCCGTTGAACTCGTCGACGAAGTCCGGCCTCCCCCACCTATCGGTCACCGGGTCCGCACTGCGCTGAGAGGTCAACCCTCGGTAGGCCGAGGCCGACGCGCGGAATTGGGAGGTCCGCCCGGGCGGGTCGGCCTTGACGAAGAAGTCGACCGTGCCGGCCCGGTTCGTGGTCCCGGATCCCGCGGACTTCCAGAGCGCGCCGGTGCGTCGTTCCAGGAGGATCCTGCGACCGGCCACGGCCGGCTCGACGGTGACTCTGACGACTGTCTGCGCCTTGCGACGCGGAGCCGGGACGGTGCCCGGCTGCCGGATCGTCGGCAACACCTGCACGGTGACGCTCTGAACCTTCGAGCGGTGCGTCGCGGTGGTTGCCGCGGATGGGTGGGCCGCTCCGGCAACGGTGAGCAGTCCGGCAAGGAGCAGGATCACCAGGGCGACCGACGGGGTCTTGAGATTCTGATAGAGGGC